CACCGTAGAAAATTGGACTAATTTCAGTAGAGTTAGGACTGTCTGGTGAGCTCCAACTAGATATACGACTGGTAGAAATATCTGCATATTTTAATGTTGTATCGTCTTCATTATCAATGTACTGATATTTAATACTAGATGCACCTAACTGTCCGTTAATTGTTAGGTTTCCTTTTAGTGGTTCTGTGGTACCTGCTGTTTGTTCAATAATACTTGCATATTGTTGCGTATCAGTGTATAATTTAGTTAAGTACGTTTGTAGAGAAACATTCAACCCGCTTAATGCTCTAACATCGTCTGAGGTAATACCTAATGTACCAGCAGCGTCACGAATAACATCTAAGTCTTTTATGTCTACACCAATATTTGATAGTGCTTCGGTACTATTGACTACATCCGCTAAGTTACGGTTTACGTTAAGACCAAATTTTAAATCGCCTTGGATTGCCATCTGTTTATGCTTCCTTAGTTGTAATACTTACGCTTACAAGATTTTCATCATTATTTTCTAAACTTCTTGCTGTAACGAAAGTTGCTGTTGTATTTAACACTCCTGGCGAAATGGTTGTTCTATCTGGTCCATAAACGCTATCAAGTTTAAACGAATTACTTTTATTCGGAGCAACATATATAGTATCTTTTAGTGTACCTGGTCGCAAAGGTTGAACATTTTGTATATCAACACTAGTACTAGCCAATCTTTCTTTTTCAAGATAATTTGCAGCAGGCACATTAGTTAGTGAGCTTCCAGATGTAACAACATCAACACCGTCGTTAGTAAGCCACTCTGGACTAAACGCTCTAGTAGTGCTATTAATATATTCTGTGATAGTAATGTTATTTACATCAGCATTATCTCGTAGCCATATAGTGCAATATAATGGCTTGGGTTGGAAACTAAAAATTTGTAATTTAATTTCGTTCTTAACAGGGTCACCTGTAGTTGCTCTATCTTGAATTCTAATTGGACTCAATTTTAATGTAAATGATGCGCTTTGAGGATCACCAGTAATTGGAGCATAGTATGCTAATGCTTGACTTTGTACGTTTGCTATGTAGCTGTTTATTTCGCCTGTAAAGAACAAACCACTAGATGTATCGTCAATACCAAACTCGCCGCCTATAAGACTAAAGTTACCTAGCAATGCACTTGGCTCACTTTCCCAAATAATATAATGCCCGTCTGTGGCACCAGTAATTGGATTTGCGGTTGTATAGCCAACATCATATGCAAGCCTATCTTCAATTACAATAGACACTCCGCTACAAACGCCACTATCTGCTCCTGCAGGTCTTGGAAGTCTATAATCAAGATCTAATTTCACACCTGCTGGCGAATCGCCTTCTGCCTGTTCATTACCGTCTCTATCTCGGTATATAGAAGAGTGGGTAAATTCTATAAACAATACATCTTGTAAATTTGGATCGTCGTTTGTTACTCCATCTTTTCTTTGGAATTTTAATTTTTCAATTGGAGTACCTTGTGGATTTTGTTCAGATACTAATATTGGTTTTTTCTCTGTTACACCTATTAAATATTCGCACCATTGTCCTGTACTTTCTCTGTTAACAGGATTTAAATAGTTAACATCAAATGCATTACCTGTAATAGGATATGTTGCGCCGGCTATAGCATTATAATATGTTGAAAATCTAACTGCCGTTTTGTCAACAGTAGTTAATTCAACTACACCTTCGGTGCCACCGTAAATTCTTACTTCTTGTGGAAGCACATCTGGTGATTTAATATAGGTTCCTTCTAGTCCTCGTCTTTGGAATGTTCCGCCGTCTTCACCTTGTGCATTAACATATGTACTCCAAATACCTTCGTTGATGAGTTTAGCATCATCGTCAATAGCTCTAAGTATAGGATTACCTAATGAATCACCGCCGCTTACGTATGTGCCATATAAACTACTGTCAACTGGAATAGTTAAGTTAGAATCAGTATAAAGACCATATGTAGTATCGCTAAACACATATACATAAAACTCGTAGTCGTTAACTTCGGTCATTCCAACTACGTTTTCAATAGTAACTTTTTGTTGCGAGAAATACCCATGTGCTGTTGCTGTAGTTACTGTTGCATAACTGTCTTTGGTAATTCCTGTTATTGCTACTGCGTCTTGTGGATTAATAGTAAAGTTTTGTCCAGACGAGTCAATATTAATACTTCTAATTTGTCCAGACTGTTTTGCTTTTAAACTTGGTGAATAATGATGTCCAAAGCCCGGGCATCCGTCAATTTCTCTAACTTCTAATTGTGTTAGCTGTTGTGCATCAACTTTTAAATCTACAGGATAAACATTTTTCTTATTAGGTTTTTCATATCCGTCTGAGTTTTTAATAACTTGTTTAGGATACACTCCTAAAATACTGTTGTCTCTTGCAGAGTTAACTGGTTTATCTTCTGCAGAATACGTATAAAACTTACCAGCTGAGTTGTCGCCACCATCAATGTAACACGAAGCACCATACTTATACAAGTATTGCGGTGTTCTAACACTTGAAGTATCATTTATATCTTGTAAGTACAAAAATTTAAAGTAAGGATCTTGTAAGCACGGTTCGCCTAATTGATTTTCAATTACTATTGTATGAATAAGTACCCAACGTGCATCACCATTTTGTACTGGAACATAAGCATAAAACTTAGCACCAATTGCTCCATACCAACCAAATTCAATTTTATACATAGTAACTTTAGTTGGATCAAGTAAGTAACCACTTAGGCCGTTACCGTTTAATGGATCACCATTAAAAAATTCTCGTTGAATAACTAATTCAAAAAACTCATCATCAACAAACGGTTCTCTAGATGCTACAACTTTTTGATCTTCGGGTTGAAAACCCATATTACTTAAAACTTCGTCTGGTAATCTTACAGTTGATCTTCTTACAATGTTAAACTGTGGACCTCTGATTTGAAATACGTATTGATCTGTTGGATTACCAATGCCCCATTCTACAATGTTTTCTAATGATGCTTCATCACGTGAACAACGGAATCCGTATGTAAATCCTGATATACGCCCTGGCTGATATCGATATGCTTTTTTACTTGTTAATTGACCGTAATACTTATTAGTACTAGTTGCTCCCGGACGAGTATTTGTTGCATCATAACCACTAGGAAATTTAATAGGCTTGCCTGTAGCAGGATGTAATAACAAACTGTCTCGCATTTGCATCCAAGCCTGGCACCACGTTTCTACAAGATCATATCCAAGTTGCTCATCATCTTCTGGATACATAATTTCATTATCTTGTTCGTAAACTAATGTAGGATCTAAGAAAGTTTCTTTAGTGAAGTCTGGATACTGTGATATAAACTCTTGCCACATTATGTTTCCTAGTTCAATAAATTTTACATATCTATTCCATTGCTGGACATTATAGTTAGGAAATTTTGGACCACTTGGTGAAGTATATGCTACTGGAAAACTTTCAATAGTTAGAGCTTGCTCGTTAATATTTTCAACTAAACGTGTGTAATAGTGATCTCCATAGATTCTATTATTACGTCTATACCAACCTGGTGGCCTACCACTTACGCCATTGAACTGATAGAATTCCCATTCTTCTGGATTACGTCCGTATGTTGATACATCTGAAAATAAACTTAATTGAACTTCGGCTCTTGGTATGCCTAATAGTGTTGTACTAACTTCTGAACTTTCAGCAAATATTTCTTCAATACCTAACGCTGTGGTTTCGGCTTCGTTATTTACAACTACACTTAACGAGTTTTCTGCTTTGGATAACGCTTCAACCGGACCTTCTTCTTCAGTTACAAGAATGTTTCCGTTACTGTCTCGTAACGGAACACCTTGAACAATATCGTAAAGAGGAACAAGTGTCTTAACCGTTGGTATCGGTATAATGTCATGACCTATCTTAATTTGAGGCATGGATTATTGCTCCTCCCATGTAAAGCTGGCACTTAACGAAACCTGTTCACTTGCAGTATTTGTTTGGCTACTGTATGTTGCTAACCAAAGCGTTGCAATCTCGTCTGTAAGTGGATAACTTATATACTCCTTATTATAATCAAAATATGTTGCTAAATCAAATTCTTCTGCACCTGGTGCAATATAGTAACTTGCTAACGATATACCAGTTCCTGGAATTGGTGTTTGTGATGTAAGTGCTACTTCTACAGAACTTAAACGTTCTTTTTCAAATGTAGTTTCATTTGGAAGTAGTGTATTACCTTGTGGATCAAACACTCCATCTTTTAAGAATGTTGCGCCACTAGCAATAACCAAAGTACCGTTATATATTTCTGTTGGATAAAAATGATATGCGTCATTTTCTTTTTCTAGTCTACCTAACACATTAAATAATGTTTCACTGCCATTAAGACTTGCTAAGAACCATCCATATACAAAGTTACCGTTTTCTTTTAAGTACGTTATATTGTCTATTGGAAGTTGATAGCTAACATTTATATCTGATTCTGCTGTAACACTTATTGTTCCAACTGTTTGAACACTAGGTTGGAATATTGGTGTTTTTAATAATGTTAGTTTAGCATTTACAGAACCTGATGATCCGACACTTAAACGTGTTGGATATACCTGTACACGGTTACGTACATCATCGCCATCACCTGATACAATGTTGTCTTTAGTTTTTAATCCGTATATTAATGCTGGTCTATTAACAATAATGCTGAGTGCATTAACTTGGCTAATTGGCTTATTTAAATATAGTTTGCTAGTTGCTTGATCTATCCAAATAACTTTAACATTTTGGTCTTGCGAGTTACCAGTAATAATTTGTGCGCCTACATAAAAAGTGCTTATTTCTGGTGATGCATTACCTGTAGTGTCTGGATCAAGGTTTGTAATTGTAATGTAAGGTGATACTGGATCAGTAGCATTAGCACTATCAACACCTAGTCTATATTTTGAACCGTATACGTCAGTTGGTGTATCTGAACTATGATTAAACAATCTTACTGTACCTCTATCACCACCGTCAATATAGTAAGAAGCACCATACTTAACAAGGAACTCTGAATAGCCACCGTATGGGTTAGCAAGTCTGTTTGCATTTGGAGTTCCAAATCTATTTTCACTTCCGCCACCATATACTAGATATGTAATTGGAAGTGTAGCATTACCTAATGAAGATATCTTCAACTGATTTGAACAACGTAAATGGTGTACTCTTACCCAACGTGCATCTCCGTTAGCTACTGGAACATATGCTAAGAACAATGCACCAACAGCACCATACCAACTAAATTCAACTTTAAGCATGGTAACCTTACTAAAGTCAAAGTCCCAAACTGATGTTTGTTCTGCTGCTACATCACCGTTTCTAAATACAGAACCTGCACGTTTGTCAAGTACATTATCTGAGTAAACTGCTGTACGTGTCAATCCGTCTAGAGCATCGCCACTAAAACGTGTTCTACCTACTCTGTATTCGTATACTGAATAGTACGTTGGATCTACATTATCACGACACCATGTTTTATATTTAAAGTTGATAGCGTCAATTTGTGTTCTTAGATTAGACGGATCTGATACTGTATCAATAGCAGTATCAATAAATCCTGCTGTAACAGAGTTAGCATCTGCAGGCAATGTTCCTGTATCAGTATACAAGTATGGGAACATACCGTCATAACGTCTAGTACCTAATGGCCAAGCCGGGTCAACATCTTCGTATTCTTTTGGTACAATGAATGGAACTGGAGTTTCAATGTAATGCGGTCCATCGCCGGTTGCTGTAATATCAATAACATCATCATCAGGATTAACATCAAACTCGTTAAATCCTGCTACTGTTGGATCTCTTAATTGTATTACAGTTCCCTTAGGTCCTGTTACATTTGCAACAAAGTATGTCTTACCATCAATTAAGTCTGGGCAATCGCCATAGTAGTTTACGTAAGAACCTATAATAACTGCTTCTCCTGCATACGCAATAGCATTATTATCTACATCTAGTTTTGCGACAGCCTTAACCTTTTTCTTCAATAATGATGGATCATATACTGCTCCGTGAACCATTATTAATCCGTCACGTAAAATAACTAAATCACCAAACTGTCCTGCGCTGCCAAATTCTACTGCGCCAGTGTACTCAGTTGTAAAGTTATTAACAATAATTTTTGCTAGGTCTGTAATTCTTGTTTTCTGTGTATCGCTTAATCCAAAGAGTGTACATACGTCCGTATAGTTAGCTAATGTAAATGTTGGATTACTACCAGAAAATACTGTACCTGGTTGCTGTCCTGTTAACAACCATAATAAGTATTTGTGTCTGTCAACTTCTGCAACTACGCCACTATCATTAGTTTGTGAATAAACTTTAATTTCTCCATCGGAGTAATATTTTTTAGCATTGTAAGTTGTTGCTGCATTACCACCGTACTGTAAATCACTAGCATAACCATTTACAACATACTTAACATCACGTAAACACTTAAACTTAAGAATATCTTCGTATGCTTGTGCATCTGCATATGAAAATCCTTTTTCTGCATTTACATAGTCTGCTGCATCATATACTAAACTTTGACTAATTAAGTAGCCCATATACTTATTATATACACTAAAGATTGTATCAATTTTAGCTTTCTGCCCGTAAGTTGCTGCTGCAACCTGTGCTTGTGTTATAGCACCTGTAGTACCGTCTGGCCCTGCTTGTGGAGGATACTTACTTCCTGGAGTACCATTTGCTGTTGTTGCTTGTATATGATATCCTGCTAATTCTGCTAGTTTATCTCTAGCTTCTTGCTCGTCAATTTTATATAAAGCGTCTCTTAGTACATAACGGAAATAGTAATGTGTTTCACCTTCACGTTCTGCGTCTGCAAGTACAGCAGTCTGGTATGTAGTAGCATTAGTAATTGTGTGTGCGTTGCCGCCCCATCTTAAATCATCTATGTATGCATCTATTGCAAATTCTAAGTCACGCAAACATTTAACATCGTCTGTGCTAGATAACGTAATCGGAGCAACTGTGTCAAGTATTGTTTGCTTTGCTTCTATAATTGCATCAGCAGCCGTAGTTAAGTCGCCTGCGCCTCTCCAGCTTCTGTCTGGTACATCTCTGTTACCTGGCAAACTCTTAATAATGTCGCCTTCTTTGATAACACCTAGTATGATTGCCATTAAGTCTGTTGCTTTTTTAGCTTCAGCAATAGTAGCAGTGTTTGATGTATTTTGTGATTCACTGTTTTGTGTATAGCCAGCATATGCATTAGTACTTGCAGCTGTCGCCAAGCCGTTTGCGCCACTATCAATTGAACCCTTAGCAGTTGTTAATCCTGAATCCGCCCATGACGTATCTGGGTTAACAACTGCTGGTAAGCCTGTGTCATTATCTGCATCAATAGCATCTACAACAATTTGTACAAGAGCTTCTACTGCTGCTCCTTCTGCTATATCTGCATCTGTTCCTGAAGTAACTTGTACTTCGGTATTACCAAATGAGCGTGTAATTGCAGTACCTTCAACAATATCACCAATAATTTCTACTAGTCTTTCGTATGCTGCAACTGTTTGATTTTTATGTATGTCTGATGTTTGAGCAAAGTCTTCGTAGAAGAAGAACTCTGTTGCTTCTACAGTAGCAAAGTTACCACCGTAACACATATCATGTGCAACTGCGTTTGCTATGAATAATACGTCACGTGTACATTTTGCAACTGGGTGTTTTGAGTTTGGATACTCTTGTGCTACCCATGCATTAATTTCTGCTGCTAAGAAGTCGTAGTTTGCTTGAATCTTATCTTTAGCGGCTAGTTGACTTGCTGTACGTCCACTTGTTGGATTTGTAAATGTAATACCTTTTAAGAAATTAATTTGCTTTTGCTGTGTTGTTGAATAGTATTCAACTCTTGTGTTGTTATTAACTGATATTGCTCTTAAATTATCATAGAACGTATCAATTGCTGCAATTGCTGCTGGATCGTTACCTCCAGAAAGTGCTACTAGTTGCTTTGCTTGTGTTTCTGTTTCATTAATTGCACCAACAACTCTAGCCCACGGTGCTGTAACATTTCCGTCTGCTGAACTAACTGTTGCTGAACTGTCTTCTGGATATTCAGAACTGTTAGACTCTGCTAGTCCTAAGAATGTAGCATGGTAGTTTGTGCCTAGTGTCATGTCGTATCCAACACCTTCTAGGATATATTCTAAATCTCTTGTACAACGTGCTTGCGGAGCATATGCTTGTCCTAGTATAACATCGTCAATTACACCTTTCAAGTGCTTGTATGCTAAAACTGTTTGATCTGTTACTGCTAATGTTTGATCACTTTTTCCAAATCCATCGTAAAAGAAGAAACGTGCCGCATCATGTGTAGCACTGTTGCCGCCGTATAAAATATCATATGCAACTGCTTGTACAGCAAACAATACATCTCTTTCACACTTTGCTTCAATTTGTCCTGTGTGCGACGAATAATAGTTATTAATGAAAACGTTTACTTCTTCTGTTAAGAAGTCTAAGTTAGCAAGTATTGCATCTTTAGCTGCAATCTGTCCTGCTGTTGCGCCACTAGTTGGGTTAGTGTATGTAATACCTTTTAAGAAGTTTATTTGTTCTGTTTGTGTTGCTGAACTATAGTCTACTTTTGTACCTGCATCAACACATATTGCTTCTATTTTATCAAAGTAAACATCAACTGCTGCATCGCCAACAGTGTTAACATCGTCAAGTCCTTTTACTTCTGTTCTTGTGTTAGTTATTGCAGTAGTAACTTCTACTGGAAGTGTGTTATCATCTTGATACTCATTTGAGTTTGCTTCTGCTAAACCTTGGAATACTGCGTTATAATTTGTTCCTAGTGTAATGTCAAATGCTGCACCGTCAAGGAAGTAACCAACATCTCTATGACATTTAACTGCTTCGTTTTGTATAACAGACTTTGCAATAAGATCAAATCTATTTTCATTCAAATACTTTGTAGCAGTTGGAAACTGGTTGTAATCACTTGCTTCTTGTGCTGGCGGCTTGCCACCTAGTGCATGATCTTCTAACTGCTCACCTGCTTGGTTACCAAACGGAAGTGGGTTAACTCTAATAATAGACTGTGTACGTCTTACAACACGGAATTGATCGCCTTGGCCTGTGTCGCTTGTTTCCCAATAGTAACCATCAAACTTATCAAAAATACCGTACTTGTTTACACCTGGGTTACGTACTTGCGGACGTTGTTCAGTTCCTAATACTTCACCTTGGTAGCTTGAACTTTTAATACCAAATGTAGCAGCGGAAACACGTCCTGGCTGATAACGGAAAAAACGTTTAGAAGTTAGGATAGCAGTTTCATCTGGTGGAGCAGTAACCATTGCACCTGATTCCTCAGGTAAGTGTTTAATACCCCAACCTAACGTTCCGCCTATACCTGTATATTGCGGAAGTGTAGGTGAAAGCTCACTATACTCTGCTGGCTCTGTGGACCATTCTGTTGGGTTAACATCGTATGTGTTAACGTCAGCAAATATACCTAGTGCAACTTCTGACCTTGGTATACCAAGTAATGATAGTGCAACTTCTGATTGTATTTTATTTTGTTCTACAACAGGAATAGCTGTTTGGTCTGTTGCAACAACAACTGGAATACTCTTAGCAGCAGGTTGTGCTCCTGGAGTAACTGGTGTTGTTCGACCTACGTTTACTACTGATGCGTTATTGTTTATATTGTTCAAGCTAGACATTAGTTAATTTTCCCTTTGACGACTACAAAATTATTTTGTATTAGTACTGTTCCGGTAGCACCTTCTGCAACTTCTACGATATCACCAAAAGTGTTACCAAAGTCAATACTTATAGTCTTGTTAATAGTATTTATTGCAGTTATCTCACCGTCCTGTGTAGCATTGGGCGGTGTTGTTCCGTGATTGTTCAGTCTAATAATTGTACCTACCGAAAGTCCAGATATATCATTTAATGTTACTATAAATGGTCCTCCTGGCTGTTGTGTTCCTTCGCCTATAATGTCGGCTGTGCCATTATAAACGTACTCTGTTGTAACAACTCTATAAACTAGTCCTTGTGAATTTGGATTTGCAGTTTGTAGTGTGCTAAAATTAGCTCTACCAAGTAAATCGTTTACTTTAGCTTGTGCCAATCTAAATTTAAAATTACCAACAGCTAAGTCTGCGTCCGACTGTATAAACTCACCATACGGATTACCTACAATATCATTTGAATAATCTGTTGATAATTCTTCAACATTATTAGTTTTTATTAGTTCATTAATGAACAATGTAAGTCTTCCTTGGTTTGCTGTAAAATCAAAAAACTGTCCGTTTTCTTGATACACATACTGTGTACTGTTATAATCTACATTTTGTTCTATCTGTATATTTACTTGATCATACTCTGAATTTAATACATCTGGATTTTGTATAAACTCACTAGCAGCACCTAATATAATATTTGGTGTAAGAATAATTTTACTTGCACCATATGCAAAAATACCACTACCACAGTTATCAACTACGTTAGGACTAACTATTCCTTTTGATACTGCACCAATACTTACTGCACCTGGAAAACTTCTAAAAGTATTGTGTGCAATTTTAACATTTCGAGTCTCATCAAAATATACTGGTCCGTATTCTTCATGTACATATGATAATGTACCGTTTGTTATTTCACAGTTTAAAACTGTAAGGTCTTCAGTAATAGAGCTATCATATGAATAAATTCCGCCGCCAATAACATTTTCAATTTCAAGATTTTCAAATAATATATCTTTACCGTATATGTGTATAGCATAGTTTAAATAATTGTTTACAATGTCTGATGCAAGGAATTGATTTACAAAGTTTCCGTCTAGTCTAAGATTCTTTATACTTACGTTTTTAAAGGTAGTGTAATTGTCTTCGTCTAGTACTAACATTGAATTACTTGCTGTAAATCTATTCATTGACCAAGGAGTCTTAATTAATTGTGTTTGGTCTCCTTGTCCGTAAAATGTAAAGTCTGTAGGTATAATTAGTTGCTTAATATAATAAGTTCTATTTTCTAATTCAACACTATTTCTGTTTTGAGCTTTTGCTTGTGTTATCTGAGTTTGTACATTAACTGTATCATCAATAACTATTGTGGAAGTAGCTGAACTTGATACAAAACTATCGTCTAATACAATTTGATTATCGTCAAGGTTAATACTTGTAATGCGTGAATCATGCCAACCAAATACTGGATTTGCTGGAGGAGTTAATGGAAGGTGTACTATTCCACTAGTATCTGTAAACGCATTTGTAAAGTCTTTTCCTGCCCAATCTACTCTGTCAAAATCATAATAGTCAGTCCATTGTATATTACTTAAACTTGCTTGTAATTCTTTAGGACCTAATACATAAACTATTTTATGTTGTACCTCAGCAGCAACCTTTCTATATACTATAATTGCATGGTTAGCACTTTGTCTTGACACTGTTAATTGAATGTTATTGTTGTTATTAAAATTAAGTAATGCTGCGCTAGGAACTTCAACAATAGCACTTATTGTTGCTTCACTAATTTTACCATTGTCCATGTCCATCTGCGCTATACGATAATCAAACACAACTTCGTCACCACTTGCTGGATCACCAAAACCTACGGATTGTACAGATAGTGATAAATTATTTGTTAACTGATCTAATGGTATGCTTGGTTGGTCGTTCTCGTCAAGTTCACTAGGACTTGCGTTAAACAATCTTACATATTGATTTGCTTTAAAATAAGACATGTCGTTAGCGTTAATGGTAACAACGTTAGTTAATGTATCTGCTAGTGTACTAGTATTAACTATTGCACTAGTATCAAATGTTTGGTCAACATCAATTGATCCACTAACAAGTAGGTTACCTCTAATGCTTACGCCACCATCTACACTTAAAGCACCGCTGTCAAAGTCAAGTGCTGTTTGCGTACTGTTAATTTTAACATCAACGCCTTGAGCAATATCAAGTAGCGTATTACTTAATGTAGCACTTTGTTGTCCACCTGTGAAAAACTTAAATGTATCTTCGTCACTACCTGCAGATTCTTCTGTTGTAATATATGTATCTTGGTCAGCGTCTTTAACGCCACCTAAGCTACCCCAGTATGTTCCGTCAAATCCTTCAAATGCACTTGTGTCTGTGTTAAACCTAATACCACCTTGTGGTATTGTTCCACGTTGACTTACGTCACCTACTGGAATTACAAGTGCATTGTTGCCTTGTATTGTAAGATAGCCAGTTCCTTTTGGATTAATAGTAACATTTGTATTATCTGATACTGACGATATTGTTGTACCAGTAAAGTTTATCGAAGCAATCTGATTTAGCTCACTAAATGCAAATGTACCATCACCGTTAGTTGTTAGGTAATCGCCATCGTTGCCGTCAGCAATGCCTAAGCCCAATAGTGTAGTTGGTATAATTGGCTTGTCTGTTAAGTCGTCATAACTTACTGCGCCGCCCTCTGGAAGATCTAAATATTCAAAATCACCGTTAGTATCTACTGTAAGGTATTGTCCTGCTGTTGGTGTTTGTGAGTTGTCTTTGAGTTTGGCAGGAGTAAGAAAGTCATCTTGTATTTGGCCTAATCCGATAGTACCAAGAAGTTGTAAGAAGTTAGATGCGCCGCCAGTGCCGCCACTACCTCCTGTCATTGTTATAAACTGTAAGTTGCCGTTTCCGTCAGTTGCTAATACTTGTCCCGAAGTTCCTTCAACAACGTCTAGTTCATTAACAGTAATTGTATTATTGTTAATTGTTGCATTGCCAGCAGTTCCACTTAGTGCGCCACCTAGTACAGGATCTTGTGCAGGTATGTTTTGGAAACTAATTATTCCAGAACCATTAGTTGTAAGTACTTGTCCAACTGCACCGTCTAACACACCTAGTTCTAAAATGCTACTTGGTATTACAGGTTTGTTTAATAAATCATCATATTCACCTGTAAATTCAACACCTTGAATTACTATTTTTTGTGCTTCTACTGTGCCAATTACACTAATATTTAATGCATTAACAATGTTACTGCCAGTTAATAAAAGATTATCACCCTCGGGTAATTCACGAAATTGGTTTCCGTTTGTGGTATCTACTATAATTGGATATCTATTTGCCATTCGAATTAATCCTGTTTTTTATATTTATCGGAAACTGAACCTTTAGGGTTTCCATTAATCTTTACTTGCAAACGAGGACCTCGATTTGCAATTACTGTCGTCCTCTTTCCTTGTTCGTGTACAAAACTTTTGCCTTGTTTTTTTAGTTTTTCTGACATTAGACTCTTCCTACGACTACTTCAACAATGCCGTGTTCGGCACTGTCTTTGGTGCTAACTGCTTTACCTAATACTCTACCTACGCCTGGATTATTATCTACCATAGCATAACCTGGTATTGCACTAGTTACTAGCATATCACCTTTTTCTACTTTACCAATTACTTTACAAGGAACTCTACCTTGTAATGCAACTGCAACTACATGGTCACCTTCTAATGCACTATTCATTAAGTGTGCTGGATTAGTTGATACAATGCCTGCAACTCTATGATCGCCTTTAGAATTAGTAACAGTAACTTCATGTTCACCGCCAAATACTAATACTGTGCCTGGCTCATGAGCCGCATCGCCTAAGTAATTTTCTGCCAAGTCAGCATACTGAGCTTGTGTTGCTGTACCATGGAATGTAGTAGCATACATTGCTTCGAACTTTTTAGTTGCAGTACCAACAGTGTTTGTTCCATCTGAACCTCTGTTAAGATAGTTGTTTGCAATTACATTGCCACCTACAAGTGCATCACCTTCATTCCACATGTCACCTGTTTCGTAATCATGTATTATTTTGTATGAAGTAAGCGTACCCGAACCGTTGCCGCCTGTGCTTATAACTCTAACTAAGTCGCCTGACTCAACATTTGCTGTCGGAATACCAACTTTTACATTCCAGTTAGTACTACCTTTAGCGTTAACATAATATAATTGATCTACTGCACCACTGTTATCGGTTACGGTAGTGCCATCGCCTGTTTGTAAACTATTAGTTATAACAACGTCATCAATATAAAGTGTTTTATATGTTAAAGACGGAGCGCCTAAATCGTAAGCACTAGTTGTGTCTGGCGTCATGCCAGTAACATTAAAGGTAAACGGAATCTTTATAGTATCGTTATCACCGTCAGCAACAACAAAAGCAATGCCGCCTGTGGTACTTTGACCTGAACCGTATCCAAGTGATATACCTGTACTTGCTAATCCTTTTTCTCTTGGTGATTCGATAAACGAAGCATACATCCAGTCAGCTGCTACATATGGGCTAGTTGATGCTGTAACCGAAGCAACTTGTAATATGCTTCGAGTAAAACTATCAGCTACCTGTACTTTACCAGTTCCTGTAGTTGTTGCGTCTGCTACAAAAGTATCGCCAACTTTCCATGCAGCGTTGTTAGCTCTTTCATCAGCTGTTGCAACACAATCATTCCAAGTAGTAGTACCTGTATCAGTAATTTCATACCTAGTACCTACTACTAATGCTGTAACTGCAATGACAACTGGATCTCCCATTCTACCAATGTTTACGTTACCTGGTATTTTAACATCAGGTCCAAATCCATCGTCTGACATGCCGCCAGCTGCTGTTAATATAACACCGTCTTGTATGTTAGTAAGTTTTAACCCGTCAGCTGTAGTTGTTGTAAGCACTGTTGGTGTAGTACCAGTTCCAATTTTATAAGAGTCTGCTGTTATGCCGTTATTTACATCAGTTTTTACTAATGAATTCTTAGCACCCTGTGTTGTAAACGGAACAATCTTATAAGATTCAGAACCGTTTCTTTGGAAAATACCTTGGGTAGTATAATCAGCTGGCGATGCTACATCACCATTAACGTCAACAGAGTTAAAGTCTGTGTGTAGTAAACCGCCACCTTCGTTAACTACTGTATTAAATGTTACTTCTGCTACATTAGCTGTACTAGCTGAAGAATTACCTAGTACAGTATCAATACCAATTTTCTTAATTTTATCTAAAGTAATACCGTTGTCTTTTAATTCTACATAACCTCTAGTTACTTTAAAGTGTGCTATATCAAATGCTGACAATCCTAATGTTGCTTGGTTATTTTGTCTTGATTCAGAATTAACTGGAGTTGGTGTAACAGACAAAGTTCGTTTTACTTTACCCGATCCAGCAACACCATGTTCGTCTGCTGTAAATACTGAACCAATTGTATAAGTGACGCTAGTTGTGCCTGCTATGATGTTCCAGTTTGCATTAGTAGTGCTTCCTAAATCAGTAATTATGTACTCATAACCTTCTACTACGTCAATAGCATTTTCTTCTGTTATACTTGTAAGTACAGTTGCGTAGTTATTTGCTTCTTGTAAGTATAATTTAGACTGTTGAATATCAGCTGCTGCATTAACATCAGCATCTATTATTACTTCTGGATTAATTTGCATATCAAAGTATGCTGTTGGAACATCTAATACTGTGTTAGTATCATCATCGTCATTTTCTAATCTACGGGTTGTTAGTGTAATATCACTTACTGGTAAGCCAGCAGCAAATGGTTCCTGTGAAATATTAATTATTTCAGGATATGGACCTGCTACAACAAAACTATTTCTACTAACACCTGTACTAATACCTGTTACATTGCCGTTTACATCAAGTGTTGCATCGCCATCATATATTAATGTTGGTGCTTCACCTGGCTTAACTTCGTCATAAAGATCTGGACCAGTTTCATAAGTTACTACTAGAACATTGCCTATTGAAATATCTAACTTAGAATAGTTGCCTACAATTTTACCAAAGTTTTGAGATCCAGTGCTGTCTGTTAAATATTCACCAATTGCAAATGATGCATTAGCACCAACTTCACCTACTTCAGCTGAGATATAAACTATTTTAGTATTTGTAAATCCTAAGAACTCATTTCCAGATGCTCCAGTATTTTGCACATCTCTAAGTCCTGTTGCTGTTGCATATTCTTGAGTTTGTAAATCAACGTAGTCTCTGTTAACTGCTGTAGTTCCAGGAGTACTGTTAATGTCAACTGGTGCAATGTTTTCAATGGTGTTACCATTCATTTTCAAATTGCCCAACATAGGAACAGCACCATTTTGTGTTAGTACTGATGGTCCTAATGGATTTGGAACTGTGTTACCTGCTTGGTCATAACCCAAACGTCTATTTACATAACCTCGTACTGCTGATTCAACTGGAACAGTGTCGTCAGCATTATCACTCATAGCACTATCTGTACTAAATTCTGTTACAACAACACCACGTTTAAATCCAATACCATCAACATCTGACAATGCAATACTTGCCGCAAATGTAACTGTACCTGTACCTTGGTCAACTGTAAAGAATCTACCTACACGGAAGAAACCGTCTTGGTCTGTACTTACATAAAACACTCTACCTTTGTTACGTTCTTGTACTTCATTTTCCTGCAATGGTTGTGCTGCTGGGAAACCTAAAATAACATTTGGATAGTTACTACTGTTAAATGATCCTGTACCAATATCAAGGAAGTCATGTGATGTAGCTCTACATGTTGAAATATCAATTGTAATAGTTCCCGCTGATCCATCTTGTAGACCTGCACGTAATGTAATAGTTCCTGAGAATGTTTGTGTTAATGGTCTTACAAGACCTACTGCTTGACTTGTAATATTGGTTTCTCTATTGCGCTGTACACTGCGTGGTATTATAGGATCACCATTTTGGTCTAGCATCTGTGTCCAAGAACCTGTTGCTGGATCTGGGTCTGCTGCTCCACCTTCCCAAACTTCTAAGAAGCCAGTGGTGTTAAAGTCAACGCCACTCCACTCATAAAGTTTAATCTCTTGTGCTTTATCACCTGCAATTTTAACCTGTCCCCAAGCAGTCTTATTGTTACTTTGACGTATTCTTGCTTCTGAAATGCCGCCTGCATAATCTACTACTCTTGGGAATGTAGTTGTTAAAGGAACATCAGATCCATTTACGTTAATCTCATCAAAGTTTAATTCTACTTCGGTAATTTCTTTTAGATCAACTAATGCAAATAAATGATTCTCGTCATATATTTTTCTTTTATCATTGAATGCAGTTCCTTGATCGTTTTCAACTATTTCTCTATAGTTGTACACATAATGCTTCTTACCATTCCACATTATAATTTTTGGAAGTTCACCAGTAAAATCGAATGTTCTAAATCCGTCAGTTAATCCACCTGGTCTAAAGTTTCCGTCGGTTAAGAAGTTATTATTAATTCTCCATATATCTCTAATTTCACTTAATTTGTTAACAGCAATTGTAGTATCACCAGTTGTGTTACCAATAGTTGTGCCTGCACCAATCGGTACGGCTAACTGCGCTGCATCAAAGTCTGCTGCTGTAAGGTTAATTCTTTCTTTTGCTACGTTTAATCTTACAAAGTCGTAACTTGCATCAAAGCCAACTAATGACTCGTCTATGTCTAACTGGTTACCGACTGGGTCATTAGAGCCAAAGCTAATTGATCTATATGTATATTCTAAATCTTCGTTAAAGTTAATTGCTGTACTTGGTCGTATAGTTAAGTCACCAGTACTTTCAATCTCACCAAATGTATGTGTATTATTTTGTCTAATGTTTATAGGTTGACCATTTGGAATATCTTGTAATATACCGTCATTGTCAAATGTATCATTTGCTGTACTAAAGTTAGCCTTATAAACTTGTCCGCTGCGTAATGGTGTATAATCAGCAATTACATTAATAGTACCTGTAATACTTAAAGTTCTAATACTACCTGTATCAATATTGTCATTTAAGTTATCATCTGCAAATCGTTGCTGATTGATCGATGTAACTGTAACTGTTGCATCGTGTGTGCCGTCGCTGCCACCTAGTTTCGATCCTTTGATTACCATAGTATCGCCAACTTTATAGTGTTCGCCATCCTCAGAAGCAAATATGCCTACTTTATAAATTCCGCCTTGTTCTCTAGCTTTAGTAATAGTTACTTTTGCTTGGGTAACAGCAGTCAGTGGATCTGTTTCTCCATCAGCAGTGTTACGAGTTACATAAGAAGCAGAGCCCGTTGCAGTTGGTGAACCAGCTGTGCCTAAGTCTGAAAAGTCAATAGCATAACCATCAACAGTAAGTCCGTCAACAATTTCAACACTTGCTAATTCATATCGTGCAATCCTACCTAGCGGTGTGCCACCATCTGCGTGATAGTATTCAAGTTCGCCTTTGTTAGTAGGTACATGTTCGTTATCATAAAAGAATATTGATAATTTTTCTTCTATGTTTTCATAACCTGAAGTATCAAGTATATCAATTTCGATGCCTGTTTGTGTTGCACCATTTAAAATAATATCTTCGGCAACAGCAAATGTTCCTGTAACATCTTTTAAGAATAACTGATTACCTTCTGTAGGGAATATTGCTGTACCAGAACCTGTATTGTTTGTACATGTTATTGTGTCTCCTGATGCTACTACTAAATTATCAGTTAGTGTTATAACAACGGATGCGGAGAATGTAAGTGCGCCTTGCACCATGTCATTAACCATGTTAACATCATCAGGTACTTCGTTTGGATCTGAACCTTCTGCAACTAAACCATATGTACCATTTGCGTTTGATCCTGATACTGAACGTATTTGGCCACCATTACCTGCATAGTATGCAGTATGACAATAGTATGTAAACATACTAACCATTTCTGATAAGCCACCGTTGATAGTAACAAGACCGTAACCCATATCGTTAACTTGTGTAAAGTCATTACCTAACTGTGATCTGTTACCAGCAGTTTGTAGTGTAACAGCATATCCATTTGGATACAATACAGTATTAGTTGGATCTGGCTCAAATCCTAAGAACTCACTAAAATTATTTGGATTAATTTTACCTGAACGTACATCTAGTACAAGTGTAGCAGTTGCAGGGCCGTTAATACCACCACGGTCATATTCAATAATATCATTAACTTGATATCTAATACCGTCAATATAAAACGGACATGGTGTTTGTGGCTTTCTAATATAAAGTCCTGAGTCTTTATCACCTTCAATTCTTAATCTAAAGTTACTTTCTTTTTGTGTTACTCTTACCGGAGTGTTAGCACAGAACGCATCAACAAACATACCACCTCTAAATGCTTGCCTGTTTAGTGACTGTGAGAAACTTGAACCTGTTTGTATGTATGGAGATTTAGTAAGGATTTGTCCTTCTGGATCAAGCACACACATAAATCCACCATGACCTTGTACAGTCATGTTACGCAAAATTGTTGCATCGTTCATTAAGAATACATCAACATCAGTTGATAATTTTGCACAGTTATAATTAGTTTCGTCAGTAGTAACATTTGGTTCAATAGCAAAATCTATTAATGAGATTTGATTATCTAAAATACCAGAGTCGCCTGTTATGCCATCTTCAGCAATCAGCTGAGCATTTATGTATTGATCAGGATGACTTGCACCACGATATTGAGCTGCAAATGGATCATCCCACGCAACGTTAATGACCATGTCCTGCATCATCTGTTTCAAGTTAACTAATACGCCAGCTAATACTCCATCTTCGTCTGGACGTTCTTGTATTTCAAAATATATTTGAGCTTGTTGTGATAGTACATTGAGATTTTCGCCTTCACGTAAATCTTTAGTTACTGCATCTACAATATCTGCTACATAATTTCTATATCTACTTTTAGCTTCGTCGTTAACATTAAACTGCGGATTAAATACTCCGTTAAAGTCTACAAAGCCACCGTTTGCAATACGATATTCAATAAACGCAATAGTTTCTTCTTTAATAAACTCTTTATTCTTTTCAATTAGTGTAGCAGCATTTACATAATTGCCAGGGTTGACAAATGCAAGTTGCCCTTGTCTATCAACGTTCTTTGGCGATCCAGGCTTAACTAGATAGTGTCTACCAAAGAAGCCGTCAACTTCGCCTGTAAGCGGATTAGTATATGCTTCACCAGATACTGGCAAGTTTGCATCAGCTATTCCTGTAATGCTTGTAGTAGCTGAACCTGTTAGTCCGTCAAACTCTTTATCTCTATAGAAGTAAGTTCCTGCCCACGGCGATTGAGATGTTCTACGATTTGGTCTAATAATTACTCGTCTAAATTCGTCACCTACTAGTGATACGTTAGTTGGAACTCTGATTGGATAATCTTCGTAATACGTACCAGTTTCGATCTTAATAGTAACATTACGTTCGTTTACAATGTTACCATATTCAAGGTTTTCACCTATAATAAACTCTATCGGTTTTAATAATTCTAATTCAACTTTATCTTTATTACCGCCTGAACCTGGATTGTTAATTGTATCATTACCAGTAGCATACGATATAATTCTACCTAATGCTCCAGAAGTTTTACCTCTAATAATTTTACCTACTCTTAAATCTCTGTTTTGCGGATCACCAGCATCTACAAATCCACGTTCAGTTGTGCCGCTAACAGTATTTGAGAAGAACATAACATAGCGTTGGCCAGTTGCTGGTACATCACTAGCACTAAACACGCCGCCTGCAATAATAGCACGTTGTATTTGAAGTGTACCACCAGTACCTGCAATCGGTGAAGTAGATGTTAACGCTGCAACATCAGCCAATCCTGGTTGATCTGAATTAAAAGTAATAATTTCTTGATCGTAAATATTTTGATATCTTTCATTTGATGGTATTACACTGTTTATGATAACACTAGCAACAACTTGCGATGTGTACTGTAGTAAAGTTGCGTATACTTCTCTAACTAAACCTGCTTGTGATTTACTGTACTCATCTTGGAAATATTCAATTGCTGTTCTATTTGATAAGAAGTTAGCTGAGCCACTACTTAGATAATCTAATGTTGCTGCATTTATTCCATTGCGCAAATCTTCTTCAGCAATTTTTGTGTCAATAACACGACCGGTCCAGTTTACTGATATATCAGAAAGATTAGATGTTTCCTTAGTAACAATTTGATTCTGTGCCCATGCTAATGTTTCTGCTATAATAAAATCTAAGTTAGCATCAATAATTGTTTTGGTATTCAGTCTATTGCCGTCAGCACCAACACTGATGCCTCCGGATAGTACTCTTGATTTTTCAATCACTGGCGGAGCAGATGGATCAATAGTTCTAGAACTAATAATGTCCTGTAAGTATGGCCCTGGTTCAAATGATGATGCAATTTGTACCGCTTCAGCTTTTCTTGCTGCTGCACCTACAGTTCTATATGCATATGCTAATGAGCTACCTTCTTTACCTGGAGGCGCAACTCTTTGATCATCGTCACCTACAGTACTAACAAAAATGTTTGCACTTGATTCTTGTGACTGACTATCAACATATAATTTTGAAACTGCTTGTAAGTCATCATCGCCGTTTGGCGCACCTGCACCTGCAAGATCACCTGGATGGTCATGCAATACTAACGGACCTGTCATTCTATCGCCTTGGCGTCTAACAATACTTTCACGAGGCATAACCTGTTGACGTAGGAAGAATCCTTCTAACGATGAATCATAGTTTGCATCAAGTAGTTTTAATTCTACTGAATCAATTAATGATAGTTTAAGTCTAAGTCTTTCTCTTTCAGCAGGATCAGCTAGTAGTGCATCTTCTGCCGCTAACCACATACCTAAGTTGTTTTCGTCAAGAACACCAATATAAATTGTTGTGTTATTTAAAATTGCATCGTATAAAGGATTGCCGTCTTCGTCGGTATCAATTGAACTTTGTGTAACAAATTGTCCTGCATCTGCATCAAATATAGTTCTCTGCCAATTAAGCCCAGCACCTTCAGTTTTAAATACGTAAGGTGCGCCGTCAGATCCTCGAGATAGACCATGTGCAGTAACATTGATTCTGTTGTCACCTGTTAAAATACTAAATGTAAATTCATACTGTGTTGCACCAGTTGGTTCATCCGGAACATTAATTGTTTCGCCGGGTGCCTGTCGTGGAATGTATGCCTTGTCAGCAAACTTCTTATCAATCACAATGTCATCTATTGATAACGCTGTACCGTGTACATTGTTAAACGATGTAATGTTATTGGTGTCAACGTTTGCAATAACTTGTCCTGCTGCATTTAACGGTCCACCAAGTACTGGTGCTGGATCTTTAATTATTGTAACATTGGCAATTTTAAGTATAAGTTTACCTGGAGTTGATACATCAAACCCTATAGTGTCAACAGTTCCTTGATCTGCCTCTGCTTCGCTGGAGTCTGATGCAAGTTCTAGTATAGTGATGCCAGTAGCATCTTGCTTTACTGCTGGAATAAATGCTTTAATTCCACCACCTTCAAACTCATCTAAACTTTCAGGTGTGTCAGCTAGGCTGGTAAAACTAATCTGTCCACCTTTACCTACAACTGCATATATCTCTCTGAAGTTTTCGTTGACTTTACGAAACGACTCGCGAACGCTATCACCGGTTCCGTCATTACCTTCAACGCCGATGTCTACTTCTTGTCTTGCCATTTTATTTTAGCTCCATTATACGATCTGGCTCTTGCGCCAGGTTGTCTATATCAAAGTTTATACTAACACCGCAACCACAACTACTTTGGGCGTTAGGATTTTTAATCTCAAATGTTGATCCTATTATAGATTTTACATAATCTATTTCTGATCCTGCTAGAAACATTAAACTATGTCCGGTTACAATAAAGTTTCCTTGATCACATTCAACTAAAAAGTCATCTGCTTTCAAATCTTCTTGTGTTGCTGTACCCCATTCATACTCGAATCCTGCACAACCTCCTCCTTTTACATCTAAACTAATAGCAAAACAATCATTTTCGTTGCATAAAATGCTAACTTGCTGATCTGCTGCTGGAGTAAGTGTTACTAAATTCATTAACTTTCCTATCTTATGTATGTATTTAGTTTATAATTTTATAATCTTAATGTAAATATAGTTATGTTTATAAAAGAATTTAAAAAGCAAACCCGGCATGTTCGTAAAAGCAAAACCGGCAAGGAACACGCCTACAAGCGCGATATGACTATATGTGTGTTTAGATGCGATAATTGTGATACAGAGTTTGAACGTCCTAGAGGAAGCATTGATCCCAAGCGTTTAAATAATAACTATTTTCACGTATGTAAGAACTGCGATAGTAAAAAATTTGCACAAAAAAAGGGAGTAGAACGCAAAAAAGTTTGGAACTTGCCTGCTAGTTCTGATCTCCCTATAAGTAAAATGTAATTACTTTTCTTTTTTGAATAAAGTCCATGCACCATATGCAATAGCGGCATATGCTACTATACTTGCAATAGGCTTAAAGATTAAGAACGCAACACCAGCACCAATTAATACAGCACCGTCAAGTGTAGTACGTTCACCTAGTCTATCCATAATAAATTTTTTAACCATCTTTAGTCTCCTGTTGTATCATATTTAGTAAATATATGTTCCTATAGGAGGAAATTATGATAAAATGGTTAAAAAGCATTTTAGGTTATGGATCTGTTCCAGCTGTTATTGAAGAAGTAATGGCCGAGCCAGCACCAGCACCTAAAGCTAAAAAGAAAACCTCTACTAAAGCTTCTACAAAGAAGACTTCAACTAAGAAGGCTACTAAAAAGAAAGCTTCTGGTAAAGGGTGCGATTTTGACAAGTTGAATAAGACTCAACTTCTTAAAGAGGCAAAGCAACGTGGCGTTAAAGCCAATGCAAGTCTTTCTAAGAGTGAAATTTTAAGTAGACTTAAGAGCGCATAATAGCAGTCTGTAATTGATTAATTACAGATTCTTGGCGAGTCAGCTTACGTTCTAGGACGGTTAAAGCGGCTCGCTGTTTTTTTGACTGCTCTTCCAAAGATCTTACATATGCAAGAGTAGGCAGGTCCGTTGAAGAACCATCTTCACCTAGCATAGTAATAGTATCAACACCTTGAGCTCTTAAACCGCCTGTGATGCGATTAGGGTTTTTATCCGATGCTGGCGCTGTGTTCTTGGACTGACGCCCGTACATTTTGTTCAAATAACTCATAATGTTTTAACTCCTCTTTGTATTTATACAGGTCAATGCTTGCAAGATTTTTGCATTTAGATTCACACATGATATCTGTATATGGCAAAAAGCTCAATGCCCAATCGTTAACTAGCTGGTTAGGATAGTAATCACTGTGCGCTCTAAGTTTTGCTTTCTTGTAACCGTCTTCTAATAGTTGTGCCATATTAGGCATAGTGTTGTGTTCATAGCCTGCGGGCAAATGTTCGTTGCGGCTGTATGAATAATGTATTGCAGGTCGAACACCACGCCAGCTGTCTATTACGCGAGCAAATCTATCGTCGGTGGGCTGTATGTATTCACCTTCACGGCACCAGTGATGGTGTATGTCAAGCACAAGTGCGAGGTCGTCTGCAAGTTCAAGGCTGCTGTCGAGTCCCCACTTGTTTTCGTCGTTTTCGATTGTGATGACGTTTCTCGCTTCGGGCGTGAGTCTCTTAAGGGCGTCTTTGATCCCTTGTGGACCTCTACGACCTGATATGTGTACATTGCATTTAAAGTCTTGGAAGGTTTTGCCGTATCCCATATAGCGGATGACATCGGTGTGATATTCAAATTCTTCTATGCTCCTCTCAACTATTTCTTCACTATCTGAAGCAAGGACTGTAAATTGGCCTGGGTGCATCGAGAGTCTAACATCGAGGGCTCTTGCCGTGGCACCGACTTCTGCAAACGTTCTTTCCGCATATTCCACCACGTCAGGCTTACGCCAAAAATAACTCCAATCCCGCTGGGTATAAACAGGAAGTACATCAGAACCGAGTCGAACCATCCTAAGTTCAGCTGGAAGAGATCCCACATATTCAATCAACCTTTTGTATGACGCAATGTTATGGACCATGATGTCCCATAAGCGTTCTTCAGCAACATCACGTGTCTGTCTGTTAAGCCACTGTACTGTTGTGCTACGAGTATTTAGCGGGCGTTGTATTTCTTCTAGTACTTTCTTCTTTTGTGTTTGATCGGGGTACATGTACTTACATGCAAAACCTATTCGCTGTGTAGGTTCTAGGTCTGCAAGATAATCGCCGCAGGTAGTAAATTTTAAATCGTTCATCATAATGTGTGCCTAAGTTTGTATTGTGTAAACATTATAGCATGTATATACGTGTTTGTCAACGCCAATTTTCTATAACCCAATCATCGATACAATCTTTTGGATTTGGCTGTCCATGAAATACTGCAATGCTTGTGTCTTTGTGTATATGAGGTTGTCCTTTTTCAACAAAGTTTCGTACTCCGTTCATTCTAGTTATGTGTGCCATATTGCGCATTTCCCACTTATAGCTCTCGGCCCACTTGTCAGGATAGTATTGAAAAGGATGGTTTGCTTGTACAACTTGATCGTAAATGTAGTCTTGGTCTCCGTGATACTTCTTAATGTGCATCTTAGGATTTTCTATAAAATTTTCGTAGATATAAGATTGACTTCCTACTTCAAGTCTAAATATACTGCTGTTAAACTTTTTCCAGTCCGGACGCATCTTTCTTGTAAAGTCTCGCAGTATACAAAACTTGTCTGGGTGAACATCAAAGAACTTACTAATATCTTTAAAAATTATAACGTCTAAATCAGAATATAGTATTGTACCTTGTGTAGGCAAGTGTGGACTAAAGAACAGAGGCTTGTACCACCATCCTTTTACGTTGCCAACTGACGGTAGGTCAAATGCTTCTATATCATTATCGAGCCCATTGCTATCATCAGTATAACAAGCAAACCGAACATCACTAGGCGCATGTCGTTTAAACATAGAATGCAGAATATTCACATACTCTGCATCATACTTAGTTCCGTGTTTTAGACATACGAACCAACGGTCTTGCATTTACACCTCGTAGATTGCCGAGTTTGCTCCGTGTTCTGCACATTCTGCTCTTACGCAATAACAACGATTGTCTGTTGCTTCACGTATAAGTTTGTCTGCAAAGTTAAATGCGTGTTCAGCAAATTTCTCTGCACCAACACCATCAAAGATACGTAGCTCTGCTAAACCTTTTGCTTCAAGATCTTTTAGTGTATCCATATGCGGATCGTTTGCATCAACTGCTACCTTGTGATCAAATGAATCTTCAAGCCAAGCCTTTAACGGCTTTAGTCCGCCGAAGTCGACTGCCCAGTTTTTATTATCTAGCTCATCACATCCGAATGTAAATGTAAACGCTAAACTGTAGCCATGTAATAAATGACAGTGTGAATGATCTGCATTAGGTTGTCTAAAGACTGCTGACAGTCCAATATTGTGTCCGTAATGTTTTGTGCTTAAATGTTTTCCCATAGTATCTCCTGTTAGGTTATAAGTTAATATGAGCGGCAGAGTTAGAAGGGTTGACGCTAAGACCTATATGTTATAAACTATTATAACGTATGTTACTTATTGTGTCAACCGAAACATTAGGATAATTCCAGGCTTTTGGCAACTCCCAGTTGTCTAGTTGATATATAGTAAATTTTAATTTAGGAAAGCACTTGAATATCTTTGCTGTTTGGTGTACCCAATAGCGTGGATCAACTGCTCGTTTGGATGAGACTGAGTAGTTAGGCGTGTCTTTGTATATGTTGTTAACTAGTTTATCATCACTATACAAATCAAAACCAATTAAATTTACATATCCTTCTTTTGCAAACATAGAAGCAACAAGAACAGCATAAGGTCCGCTTCCCCAATGAAAGGGTTCGTCTGCTCGTTCACTGCCTTTATAAGGTAATGGCGGCAACTTATGAACACCAGGTTGTGCAAACCTGTCGTACCAATCTTCTCTTGTGTATATTATTGAATGTGTATTTACGTTACCTTTGAGGGTTTCGTTCATCATACGCTTGTCGCAGCATATTAGATGATCAGTAGAATAATCTCGCCAAATTGCATTACATCCTACCTTGGGGCCGCCTAATTGATTTATATCAATCGATGCTCGACTCTGCCCGTTGCCTATTGACCACATTCTCTTTTATCTCTTGTAATTGCTTTTTAACTTCAATAAAATCGTCTCTTACTTCATCAGACTTTTTTATCATGTATACAATTTTATTTAGTGACCACCACCACCAAAATACACTGGTTGTGACAAAGGTCGTAATGATAATCATCGACGTGATTGCTTGTTCTTGTTTATGCCCTAAAATAATTTCGCCTACCAAAACTGCTAACGCGACGAATGGCATTGTCCATGCCGCATATTTCCAGTATCTTGCCTCTTTTACGTATTTGTTTTCCAAATTTATCTCCCTTACACAGGCAAATTATGCCTCTGTACTACTATTTATTTAAGGGTTACTTTGAGTAATATTATAAGATATTATACTGAAATTGCGCCAAAAGTTTTCCAGTCACCTGGAGTACCACTCTTAACACAAATCCAGCCAACGTATGATGTTGGTCTTGGGTCTGAGTTCCAAACTATATCACCTTTGTTCCAGCTACCCGCTTCTGGAACATTACCTGCTACTGCAAACTTTTTGCCTTCGAACCTAACTGGACCGTTAGATTCTATAGAAACATCATCTACTGTTGTTACGCCCACGCCTAGTTTGCCGTGTATGTTTACGTCTGCAGAGTTTGATCCTCTAATGCCAAATTCAATTTTGCCTGTTTTAGCGATACTAATTCTTGGTGTATTGTCTGTGATTAAATGCAAGCCTGAATTACTAAATGCTCCAACACTTATGTCAGTGTCGTCTACATCAATTATAAATTCACTTGCCCAACCTTGTATTGCAAGATTGCCGTTGGGTTGTTCTGTGCCTAATCCGAGTCTATCAGTTTCAACATTATATCTAAAGCCATCACCAAATGCAACATGTCCTGCTACATCAAGTCCGTCTAGTGTTCCTACTGAGCGTAACTTACTATCTCTAACGCTGTTGCCTAAGCCTGTAGCTGATAATACTGCTTCACCACCTATGTGATATGCACCATCTTTTGAGATATCAAAACTAACACTTGACCATAATCTATCAGGATTATTTTTTAATACTAACTGTTTGGTTACTACGCCTTTGCCTTGCCATAGCAAGCCTTTGTTATAAACACTTCCGTCACTAGCACTAAACTCTAAGGATTTTGAAGAACTGTTCCTTAGATCACCTGCTATTTCGTCTGCATAAATTTTACGTACTGTAATATCACCGTCAATAGTTAAGCTGCCGTTTACTGAAGTGTTACCTTCGATGTAATCAACGTCTATTTTATCTGTAGTAATACCATTGTCATCAACTAGTACTGTTAATTTTGTAGCATTATCTTTAATACCGACTGAACTAAAATTAGTTATTGTTCCGCCGTTGATTTTGCTTCCGTTTATTCCGCCCTGGGGAATATCATCTACATTGGGTTTGACTTCGTTAGGCTTGTTTGCTAGTTCTCCTAGCAACTCTGCTAACTGTATCAAACCTTCTTGCGAATGTTTTAATGTTATCGGGTCAACTGATTTGTTCTTCATACAAGTATTTATCAAGATACCTTTAGAAGCACCGTATCAGGGTTGCACCTCCCATTGAGCTTGGTATCTGTAGTTGGAATCTCATCTAAAAACTTACGTAGTGCAACTTTACCTGCTGATTTAAAGTTTTTAAGTTGCTCAGGGGGTTTACGTAGAGTCTTTTGAATACTTTGACTTTCATCAAATCCAATAATAGTTGTACCTTTAACACTTAGTCCTGTACCGTCACGCTGTAGACCTTTAGGATCAATATTTTCTGCGACATACTTACCTAGCTTACGTGTCTTAACATTAAACACCCAAAGTTCATTTGCTCCAACAATAAGTGTAGGATCAATACTTGCTAGTGAATACTTGCTATCTGCTTTACTAAACTTCAGCTTCTCAACTACTTTAGTAGCACTACGTTGTTTAGGCTTACGTGGCTTACGTGTTGCTTTTGCTTGATCAATAATAAAGTCTAATTCACCAGTTATTGTATCAACTGCTTTACGAAACTTTGCAATCTCTGATTTCTTAAGATGTGCATAGCCTTCTTTAAGTTGCTCCCACATGTCTTGTTCATGTTCGCTCATTTTCTTCAACTGTCCAGCAGTTGGATATCTATCAAGCTCTTTAAAGTCTATTAGTTCGTTTTCCCAAAATGTACGCATCTTACGAGCATGTGCTTGTGTAGGCTGTACTTTTCTAAAGTGTGCCTTAAAATCAAAACCATTAGGATCAAATTTCTTTGCGTCAGTGTGCCATGTGTCTAACCATTCATCAAGTGGCTCTGACATTTCGATAGCTTGATCTCGGATACGTTCTTGAATTGTTGGAACATACTTCTTCTTGGTTTTTACTTCTTCGCTCTCTTTTACTTCAACTACTTCACTTCCAATTTCAATAGCTTTTTTAATTTTACCTTTTAGAAAGCCTTCAATATGACATTTAAGATCGCCGCTTGTTCCTTTCAAGCTCTCCCAATGTGCCGCTTCCTTGTCATTTAATCTCGGAGCACCTAGCATGTCCATACGTGCTACAATGCCGCCTGTAATGCTCAAGCAACTGTTAGGAGCAGCCTTCATGTGCTTAATTTCTTCTTTAGTGTAATCGTTTTGTTCCATCCATTTAGGAACATACGCATACAAATCTGCTGGCTTAAAATGTTCATAGTACCAATTGTGTGTATGTCTACGATGCTTATGAATTTGTTCGCCTGTCATCTCCTCCAAACCATCCCAAGTAGGTTCTTTGAGTTTTGCTCCACGTTGAATACGAGGTGCGGCTCTTGTTGCTTTACGTTTTTTCGTCTTTGGAAGTGCCATCTTTAATCCTTGCGTTTAATTTATTTCACTAGTATATAGTCGTAATTACCAAATGTCAAGTTTTTTTTAACATTAGCCAGGTTGCATGTTTAGGTTCTAGCTGTCCGGTTATTTGTACTTTATACCCGTAGCTATAATCATCTGGTCTAATGTGGTATTTTATGTCAGCACCGTTCTCCATACAAAACTTGCCTTCAGGAGTTTGTTGCCACTCGTATATAGGCGAAGCAACGTAGAGGTCGGGGTCCTCTACATCGCCCATATTAAACGAATATAGTACGTATTGATCCATTAGTTTTTAGACAGGTCGTCTAAAATTTGCTTTTGTTCGTTCTTATAGTCTTGATAACGTGAACGAACAATGTCTTGCGTAAGGTCAACGAAGATTAATATTGGTGCAAGAAAGAATAAATCTTCATGAACAAATATAGTACCTAAAATTGCAATCGCAAAATATGCTATCATTCGTTTTGAATAAGGTTGCATATCTGTAAAGTTCCATTTTAAGAAATACATAATGTTTTTCATTCTAAGCCTCTTTGTTAGGGTTCCAAATAGTTAAGTTCTTAGTTTTAAGTCTGTTAACAACTAAGTTGTATCTTGATTGTTCTGACTTCCATTCTTTTAACCATTTGTGGCCGTCACGTTCTGCATCAACAAAGATAGCATTAGTCATTGCCAGTGGTACAAGAATAGCCATATGGATGATAATACTTACTACAGTATTGTATCCAAAAAATCCTAAGTAGTTTGCGGCTAAGAAGCCAAAGAACACGCTCCATATAGTAAACAATACCAACATGAAATATGTTTGCAAACTTGGGTCTGGTATGTATTTTAATGGATTGTATTTGACGTCCATTACTCGCCTCCAGCCAGCAACAAGGCGCATTGTAGTTCGTCTAAATAGACTTGGCTTTTTTAAACTTGGTTGTATCATTTCCTTTCTCCTAATCAACGTGGTTTCTAATAAATTCTTTTATTACATGAATTCCATATGAGGCCCATGTAACAACTAATAAACTAACAAATAATAGTTCAAAATTACCCATTTGTTTCCTCGGCAGTTAATTGTACAATTTGATCATACACTTCATTTGCTTCTTTAGTTAACATTGAGTAACCCATAATGTCGCCATTACGTTGTAGTACCATTGCTTCATACAATAACTTTTCGTATTGCGCTTGAAGTTTTTTCTTTGGGTCTTTTTTAAATAATCCAAACATTATATTTTCTCTCCGGGCTCAAAGCCTCTAAAAGTTTTAAATCTCGGAAAACGTAAACTATATGTTCCGTCTTGGTTTTGTGTTACAGCGTCAGCTCTTACTTCTACAAGATTGCCAACAAGAGCATTACGATGATCCCAATACTCGTCCCTATGAACATCAGTGAACCCACTACCGACATTAACGCAAATATCTTTACCGTCGTCGATTCCTTTGCAGACAATTGCTCCAAGTCTGCCTTCATTCCGGCCAGTACCTTCTTCAACATCAATAACCTCCAATGTTACTTCTATAAATGGTTTTGCTTTAAGCCAAGCATGTGTTCGCTTACACTCATACGGTGCATCGACGTCCTTAATCATAACGCCTTCGTAACCACCGTCTACAGCCGCTTTATTTAACGCTACAAAGCGTTCTTGTCCTTCGGGTGTGTCCAAGTCAACATCTTCCCAGTCCAACGCTTGTACGTGCTCTAAGACGCTTGCATGGTCCTGTACCCAATGCTTAGTAATAAGGCTTCTAAAGCTCTGTGGCTTATCCCAACTACCATCCATAAAACATCCTAGTGGAACAGTGTCAAATAAGTGTAGTACAGCATCAGTAGATTGCTTACCGTCTTTACGATGTACTTGCTTCATAAGGTCTTGGAAGTTGGCACTCATTACTTCGCCGTCTAATACGAGCGGATAAGGCACAGGATGATCTTTAATTACTGCTTCGATCTCTGCAATGATGTGTCCAAAGTTATGAAACTGTTTTCCGTTACGACTAAACATCTCTACTTTGTTGCCACGTATAATTGTAATAACACGCACACCATCTAGTTTAATTTCTATTTGCTTTTTGCCAACCATTTTCTTTTCATGCTTAGCCGAGTCATGTGCTAGACTACAAGTGAATACAGGAACCGTTCCTGGTGCTGCCTTGTTTACTGTCTTTTCGCTTACACCACAACGCAAGTCTTTAATTAAGATACGTCTATAAAATCCATTCCATTGTTCAGTAGTAGCAACACTCATTGCTAGTTCAATTGCATCACGAGCGGCGTGGCCTGTAAGTTTACGTCCTGCAAGATTCATTGCTAGTTCAACAAATGTTTCCCAAGCCAGTCCTTGTCCTGTAAGCACATCTGTACGCTCTGGAACTTGTTTTACACCAAATGTAACAAGTGGGTCAAGTGCCATTTTTAAGCCTTCAAAGAACTCTGTTAGTCCTTCGTCAAATGCTGCTTTTAGTATTGCTTGTTTAGCCAGTTTGCTGTTGTCTGCTTCTAACTGTGCAATTATATCTTGTGGTTGTGTTCTTACCATGCCATAGCCCCTTGAACTTTGTCCAAAATTTGTTTAGTGTGTTTACATTGTCCTCTAAACGTAAAGCCTGCACAATCGCAAGTAAATCCTTCGTTGTGCAATTCTACGCTGTATTCGTTATCCTTACTGCCTTTCACAGGCCATACAACACCTACCATCCAATGGTCCTTAGACTTAAAGATGGTAGGCTTTAGGTATTTTGCTTTGTACTTGCTCATACTAACTCCTCAATGTTTATTGGAGTGTAGTTAATCTGCTCAACACAAACGCACTTGTATGGTCCTTCGGGTGAAGGGTTAGTGTGTATGTGTCCGTGAACATTTAACTTAGGCTCTGTAAACCTATGCTTTTCAGCAAGTGTGCTTTCGTGCAACGGAGTGTGAGTAAAGATAAAGCCCGGCATGTCGATCCACAATTGAATGTCTTTGAAGAACGGAGCAAGGTATTTTACATTGTCGTGATTACCAATAACAAGTCTTTTCTTGCCAGGTAACTTTGCAAAGTTTGCAGTCAACCAGTCTACTTTGTCATTACCAAATAATACATCACCACAGTGGATAACAGTATCTTCTGGACTAACAACACTTACCCAGTTGTCCATCATTGCTTCGTTCATTTGCTGTACGGAATCAAACTCACGACATGGCTTACCAAGGTAGTCTTTAAACTCCAAGATGTTTGCGTGATTAAAGTGAGTATCACTTATTACAAAAGTTTTTGCCATGTTATGCGCCTCTTTGCCTAATTAATATAACTATTATAGCATCTATGTGCTAGTTGTCAACCGAAATATCTCTAAATCTTTGGCGTAAAAGTCATTGATTTTATTGAAGTTTGCATTAGCAACTACATAATCTCTAACTTTAATCTTAGATTCATTGGTGTTTATAGTGTTTACTATATTAATATGTGCAGTAGATCTGAAGCAATTCCAGTCATCCTGTAGTTGTTTGAGAACATCAGGTCCGAACGGATAGAGCTTTGTTCTTTTGGGGTCTAACATGTCTATAAATGTATGTTGGGGAGCAGTATGCTTGTCTAGGTGTATACGATCAAGATCCACAGTAGTAATGTCTAATCCGTCAAAGTTTTGTCCACGCCAAAGATACTCGGTTGCTCCACTGATCCATCTGTCTACTGGATCTCTAAAAACAGCAATGTATGTTCTTCTGTTGATAGCTTTATAGTCGGTGGGTTTCCAAGCAATATATGTAGAGATTGCTGTACTTGCATTCTTGGGTATTAATACCATACATGCTTTGTCGTTGTAAAATCCAGTTCTGAACATGTGTATATTTAACTGGCGCGGCTGAAGAGATTCGAACTCCTGACTTCCTGGTTCGTAGCCAGGTACTCTATCCAGCTGAGTTACAGCCGCGTATAATTTATTATACAATCTAACAATAGGTATGTCAACCTTGTTTGGCGGGCGTGTAGAGAATTGAACTCTATCCTTCAGTTTTGGAGACTGACGTGCTACCGTAACACTTCACACCCATAAAAAAAGCCCCTAACACTAATAATGCTAGGGGCTTACTTAAAATAACTTTTTAAAAAGTCATGTCAAGACATACCCCTTTGCAGTGGCCAATTTGTAATATAAATTGTATTAGTCTTGATCATGTTGAAAATCCTTTTGTTCTTGTTATGTGTATTTACAATACACTATTATTTAGTAGTTGTCAACCTTTATTTTCCAATTCCGAAACACGGCAAGTGGATTGCCATATTACAATACTTGGCATAGTCTTCTGTTCCAACCATTGCAAGTGTCATCAACACTGGAACGGCGGTAAAGCACAGGACGATACACAAGAATGCCCATCCTAATCCTTTTGTAGTGCAGTAGTATGTTTTATCACTCATGTTCAGTTTCCATATTTGTTTCTAAGTCTTGATCGATCATTGTATTTTATCATGATCGTCCATTCTGGATGTTTATCAACAAGTTCACTTGCTTCACCTAAACTGTCATAGACATCTATGATGCCTCCAGACTTTAAATTCACTACATAAAACATATTATAATCCCAAGATACCAAACAGGTTAAACCAACCCATTGATGTTCCGATAATAACAGGTAGTGCTACCATTAAAAAAGCAATAACTAGAAATGCTAATATAGCACCGTTGTTATGATATGGTTCGTTTGGATTACTCATGCTCGCCACCTTTACCACGGCCATTGTATCCACCAAATACTTGGGGCTTGCGTTTTGCTGTTTCAAATGTTGCTACTGTGATTGCGATAGCGGCAAGTAACAATGCATGTAACACCATGCTAAAAATACCTGCCCACATGCTACCAACTATAATAGCAAAAACAATACACCACATCCATGCAAGGACTTGCATAATCATATGTCGTGTACTAAAGTCAGGAATACTGCTTAGTGGATTCGTTTCGTGATCCATTACTACATTCCAACAATTATATACCCATTCTCTCATCTTAGGGTCCTTTCTTTTTGTTTCTTATAATTCATATTAGCACAGGTTTGACAGGATGTCAACCATAAAGTTGGTGGAGCCGAAAAGAGTTGAACTTCTCTATTGGCCTTCATACCAGAGCCCCAAAGCATCGGTCTCCAAAAAATGGAGCCCCAGGACGGATTCGAACCGCCGACATCGACATTACAAATGTCGCGCTCTGCCAACTGAGCTACTAGGGCGTTATCTTTTTACTCTACAGATCGGACAAAAGTCGTTACTGTCTAGTTCAAACTTACATTCTGGACACTTATTCATAATGATATTTATAAATGTTTATTGCTTTGGAAAACCTTCTTGGACATAAACTCCAATAGTTCCAATCTGTCCGTCAGTTAGTGACTTTGCTGTGTTCCACATCATTACTGATCTTGGTCCAACAGTTTCGCCTCTTTTATAAGCCATAAGTTTTTGTATAATTGCTTCTGCATCTTGTCCAGCTAGTGTTGGTCCAACACCGCCTTGTCCTTGTGGTCCGTGACAAGCGGCACATGTCTGCCATTGTTGTCTGATGCCTTCGAACCTATCTTCTGCTGTTGCGTTTGCTGTTGTTGCTAACAGCGTTAATGCTATTGCTAGTCTTTTCATTTTAGTTTCCTTGTGTGTGTTTGTCTATTTCCTTTCTTTCTTTGTGGCTCCGCGACCTGGGCTCGAACCAGGGACCTAATGATTAACAGTCATTTGCTCTACCAACTGAGCTATCGCGGAATAACACTCTGTACTTACCAACTAATGCTAATTCGACTGTCCCCTTTCTGGTTCCAGTGCCAGTTACAGCCGCATTCTTCAATAATTGGTAATATTTCCTTAAGATTTTTTATACCTGGCTTGTCTCCTGCAAAACAAAATAATGACTCATCTTGTAGTTCAGGTGGGTAACAAACAAAAGATCCTTCTCTTAATAATCCTTCAGGCTGATTGTTGTAGATTTCTTCCACACCATACTTTTTACAAACTGCCAGTATTGCGCCTTCTTCGTTGTCGTATTCTTCTGCGTATTGGGCTTCTTCATACTCTTCGAAGAACTCATCGTGATCCGCATCCTCACCAAGAAAGTCCATAAACTCTTCATCTAACTCATACTGGCAATCTTGCGAATGATTAAACAGTACCTTACTAAGATCAACTTCTTTATATTCGATCTCATTACCGTCTTTGTCTTCACGGATCAGGTATCCTTCTTCGTCATACTGAGCATCAAAGTAATCAGGTACATCCATCCATGCACAAGTTTGACAACAATAGTGATTCCAGCCTAAATACCAACCTTCCTCTTTAAGTCGTTCTTGCAAACGTCTAAAGCCGTTCATAGTAACCTCTTATATAGTTAAGCCAGGTGTTGCATCTGCAACTGGCTGGTCTTCTTCTTCTTCTACTATTTTCGCAATATCACTAGCCATGATTTTAACATCTTTGCCTGACTGCTGAAGTTCTCTGTGTTTGTTAAATACTTTTTCAAGTGATCCAGGTCCTTCCCAAATCTCATTAAGTGCTTCGTTTATTTTTTCAATCTTAATTCTATTTAAACGGATCACTCCAAAATGAAATTGTAAAAAGTCTCTCAACACTTCAGGAATTCTACGATGTTCTGTAATAGCCCATGTGCCGTTGAAGCCATTTACTGTATAAGGATCATCAATGTCCTTTTTGTAATACTCAATCCTACCATCTTTGATTCCATCTAAATCTAACATATATACTCCTATATTTTTAATATGTGATCGCTAAAATAAGTTTGCATTAACTCGTCTAACTCTTTCTCTCTTGCTGCTTCGCCTAAATTTTCTTCTACTAAGTCTAAATGATCATACATATCGTCTCCACCTAGTACGTTTAATTGTACCCAAGCTCGTAAGTCATCTAAAATTAACTGTTCTAGTATAACATCATCACTCACCATCGTCAACCCCTGTTAGCTTTTGTATAATTGCTTCTGCTTCAGGGTAACTATCCATTTCTTGGATCTCTTGTTCGATAAAATCCATCCAGGCTATTGTATTTTGAGTTTCAATTTTCTGTTGCTTTTCGTTGTGGTCAAATATTGCTTTCACAAACTGATTATCCCAGTTAGGATACTGGTATGTAAAACTTGCTGACACGCCATTAATCTTCTTTTTGCTCATTCCAAAACTCTCCTAATCTTACTTTATAATCATCTTTGTTGATAACTTCAACATCAGTAACACGATCGTATCTAAAACTGCGGAAGCCTTTTGATTCAACTGCCCAAACAGCACAAACCTTGTCTGATACTTCTCGAACTTTCTTTTGTGTGATTGCATCATCTTTTTTAGCTGGTGGAAGGAACTGTGGAATCAATGTGCAGGGCATCTTACGTTCGTCGCCATTTAGTTTTTTAAATGTAACTACTGCTACTTCTTTCTTTAGCATTTCCATTAGAGCATCTCTAGTTGGGATACCTTTTAGGTCTGCTACAGTTTGTTTAAGTTCTTCTACTCTGTGTATGGCTGCGCTCATTAGTTTGCCTCCAATGCTACTAACATGAGTAACATTACTCCTGCTACAATTAAGAACGGTGAAAAGTTAACTAATAAGTTTTTGTCTTGTTTTTTCATAGTTCTTCCAAAATACCTAATATCTCAGCGGCAATTAATAATGCACCGCCTAGAATAATGTAAGTACCCCAGTCTTCTAAGTAATATCCGCCTACGATAAATGCGGCTCCTGCGACAATACGTACAGCACTTTTTACAAGGCTTACATAAAAGTGAAACTTACCTGGATCTTTATTTGCTACTTCCATTATCTACTCTCGACAACTTTATCAGCAAGTCCATGCTCAACAGCTTCTTCTGCTGTAAGGAATGTGTCAAACTTCATAGTTTCAAACAGTTCGTCATATCCTTTACCTACACTGTTATGCTTAACATAAAGCTCTGTAAGACGCTTGTTTATTTTCTTCGACTCTTCAAATGCACGTTGAGCATCTTCAAACTGTAGCTCTTGTACGTGTACGCTGCCGCTTGTTCCTCGTGTGCCACTTGATACTCTATGAATCATTGTGCGTGACTCTGGCAACACTACACGCTTGCCTGCTGTGCCTGCTTGTGCTAGGAACGATCCCATTGAACATGCTTGACCCATTACAATAGTTTTAACATCACACTTGATGAATTGCATTGTGTCGTAGATAGCAAGTCCTGCTGTTACGGCGCCGCCTGGCGAGTTGATATATAAGTTAATTGTTTGCTCAGGATTTTCACTTTCTAAGTATAGCATCTGCGCTACAATTAAATTAGCCATGTTATCTTCTACAGGACCATTAAGCATAATAATTCTGTCTTTCATCAAACGACTATAAATGTCGTATGATCGTTCTCCGCGAGCTTCTTGCTCGACTACCATAGGTACTAGTGGCATTTTAATATCTCCCCTTTGTGTTAACTGATCTAATTAATTTTGGACCAGTGGTTATTAATTCCATTCCGTGTACGTTGCCTACGTAAATTCTGCCAGTCCATTTCATATGTACTTTCTCACCGGCAATAAATGCGTTAAGTGACTCTTCTTCTCTTAAGTCTGCTACTTCAGCTTCTATTGTAACATCTGTACGAGTATTTGTCAACTCTGCTGTAGTGCTGTAAATATCTTGATTCATGATCTCTTTCCTAATAGTTTGACGTTTAATACAAAGTTCTCTACTAGTAGTTTAACAATGATTGCGCCATCTGTCAAGTGATTTCTTTCCATTTGTAATACATGAGTTGCCATCATTACGTAGGCTTGTTCTTCTGTAATGTTTAAATCACCCCAATCAATAGGGTCAAACTCAGATCCTTCTTTTGCAAGTATAACAAGATTGCGAATTGCTTCGTCGTCTACTTCAAACATGTCAGTCATTAGTGTTGTGCCTCTATTCCAAAAAAGTATCCTAGTAAAAAGAACAAAGGTCCTATTACTAGTAAATCCATTATAAAATGTAATGCAAAAGAAAGAGCAAAAATTTCTTTCCAGTGCATTTTACATATGTCTAACCATTCTGCTATTTTTTTCATTCGTCTTTACTATTTCCTTTAAAGTGTCTTTCGATTGCAAGTTTGCAACTGTAAAATGCCAGATAGAACGCGGCAATAAATGTTGCAATTATAAATGTAAACAACCAGTTTATGGGGTCTGACAAGTTATAGAATAAACTAATGTATGCGTCAGCATCACTGCCGCCATCTTCTTTTAATAACTTGTCTATTCCCTCGTCTATTTGTTCTTGTAGTTCGTCTCGTTCTTCTTGAGCTTCTATTGCTATTTCAAAAAGTTCATTCCATTGTTCGCCGTCTACTTCGCCTGTGTATTCATATGCAATTTCACAATACTGCTCTTCATACTGAGGTCTTAATTCCTCCATTGTAACTCTATGTTGTATAGAGCTTGCCATAAAGCCTATAAACACTGTGTAAACCACGCCTGCTAGTATGTAATATTTTTTCATGTTATACTTGTTACTATATTCATCATTACTGCTGTTCCGCTTATAGCACTACCTATCATGATTGCTCTGTCACTCCATGCCATACCTACATATACCCATCCACAACTGCTGAGTACATATGCTATTTGCCCAAACATTGTAAATCCTGCACTTAGAGCGAACACACCAATTACAGCACCTATCATACTAAACCATTTAACATACCAGTCTGGTGTGCCTGTTGGAGTAGTAGGAGTTAAGTCGTCAACTTCAGTTTGAAGTTCGGCAAGCTCTTGTTTTAAACGCTTACGTTCTTTTGACAATTCCATCGCAAGACTTTGAGCACGAGTTGCGCTCGCCGCTTCTTTATATTCATCTTGTGTTGTAGTATTATCTAAATTTTCCAAATCAATCCCAGAGGTTTTCATAGTACTTTCCAAATAACTTAAATCCGTTTGTCATTCGTTCTTGATGTGCATTAGCACCTTCGCGATCCCACTTGTTATAATCGTAGTCTGACATCCAGTCGTCTCTACACTTTTGTTCGAACGCCCAAATCATTTCATCTAATACATAATCCCAACGGTCAAACCACTTAGAGTCAGTTTTACTATTTTTAGTATATTCTAATAGCTCTTGCTTTGTAGGGCGTAACTTTGCAGGAACATCCTCAGGATATACATAGGGTCCGCCATGCTTGGTCTCTTTGAGTTGTTTTAACATAGGCAAGATAATAGGAGCAAGTGTACTGTCCATACTCCAAGTGTCCCACTTGTCTATATGCACCTTAACTTTCTGTGTACGTCTGTCGAACCATATCCAATTAAATATATTGTATACACTTTGTATTCCATCTTCAATTGCTTGAATCACAAAGTCTTCGTGACTCCAAAGCACTTCTTCAGGCCAATTCACAAAACCGTATTTGTAGTCCATAAAACGTGTGTGTATATTACACGTTAGTCTATTAGCGTAATTTCCTATTTTAACTTTCATTTGCGCTTTCCAAATACGCTAGGCGCTAGTCGTTGCGCTTCTTCCATGTGATAGTCACCCGGATAATGTCTTAGGCAACGATATGCTTCGAGTCTTATTGCCTTTGGCACTCGTGGTGTTTTCTTAGGGTCCATTAAGTCTACCAAGAATTGCTTAGTATTCCTAATTGCCCATGTTCTCTCGCAAGGCATCGTCATTATGCTAGATCCGTAATTAGTTGATAGTTGTCCCACGCTTTTTGCTGTGCAGGATTGTGTTCCTCTTGTGATACAACACAGTCTAACCAATAATGCGACATACGAGGAGGGTGCGCACCAAACTGTCGAGGCTGATGTATTTTACCATTGGCATACAGTCTAACAGCCATTCGTCTAAAATCATTGTATTCATCTTTATAGTCTGTCCACTCAGGATAACTTAGGCCGCCATGTGTATAACCATCCCAGATAGCGTTCCATTGATCGTCATTGCGAGGATCAAAGTCTGTACGAGCAATAATAACTAATACTTCTTCTTCATTTACTTTACCTGCGTATACGTCACGCATACAACGACTTAAACTTAATCCAATTTTCATTGTTTCCGAACCCACTTAATAAATTCTTCTTCGAACTGCTGACCAATGTTTGCTGATTCAAAGTAAAATGAATCTTCATACACGTCTGTCCATTTAGTATGATTCCATTCATGCTTTTCTAACTGCTTACACCATTTCATACCTTGCGATCTAAGATCGCTGTGTATAGGAACAGTGTAGCCAGGCATCCATCTTAGTTTGTGATCAAAAATTTCTTGTGGTGTCATTAGTGTATAGTCTCTGAAAAATCTCTTGGCCATTCGTCATCTAGTTCGTCTTCAAAATCAACGCCGAAGTATTTTTCCATAATAGCAATAATACTATACGGAACTTCTTCCTCGTCTGCTCCAGTTGGAATAAAGATTCCTTTTAGATTTCCGTCACGACCGATAATAAGTGCCCAATCGTCGTCGCCCAACTGCTCTTCTAATTTCTTATCGTCATCGTCCATAATGATCCACCATATCCTCTAACTGTTTAATATAGAACTTGCCGTCTTTTACTCGCATAGCGATTGCACCACTACTACGAATATACTGTCGTCCACCGTCAATCATCTTGTCGCCTACAACTTTATAATCATGGTGTGATTGACTGTAATAATACTTACCTTCTACCTCAATCATGCCGAACTCAAGTGACTCTACAATATCAGCGCCAGTAATCATTAATGACGTGTTTACTTTACTCCAGTATAATCCAAAGTATCGATTTCCAAACTGAGGATGCGGAGTTTCTCTATAGAAAATATCCATAGGTCGATCACTTTGTTGCAGGTCTGTAGTACAAACATACTTTACATCTACGCCATCTTTTTTTGAATAAAGTTCTTCTGCTTTTGCTGTATCAAACAATGGCTCATGTTCAATTTTCATTTGGGATCATACCTTTTCTAGTAAATTCTTTAGCTCTCTTGTTTAAATCTTTATCACTTAATTTGCCGTTTGATAGATGTTGCTTCCATAGCTTTAGTAATTTCTTACATTGCTCTTTCGAAAGTTTCGTATTCATCTGCTCGCACCTTTTTTGCAATTGTTTTATGAATGCCTGGATTTACTTTAAGTACATGCGGCATCATTTCGTGTCTAATATAGTTACGAGTATAACACGTATCTGTGTTGCTGTCATCCTCTACATAAGGTACATTCTTTAAATCTGCCCACAACTGTAATTCTCTCTTGCGGTTAAGTCTAAATGGACGGGTCACGTTCTTGTTAGCAAAAGGAATAATTTTACCTGTTCCGTGCATACTTGACCATACCCATGTTTCAACACAATCATCTAAGTGGTGTGCTGTAACAATAGGAGCATTAATACTGTGTAAGAACTTGTATCGTTCTGTCCGCCAAAACTCTTCAGGACTTGTTTCTTTTGGTCGTTCTGTGTTAAGTACTCCTAACATCAGTGGGGTACTAGTTTTATGACAGTACCAAGTTATAAACTCGTGTGCTTCGTCACTAGCGTCAGTACCGTGATTAAAAAAGCAAATTGTTACGTTGTGGTTGCGTCCAAGGAAGTCTACTGCTGCCATTGAATCTACGCCACCACTACATGCTACATAAACATCGCGAGGTAATTTACCTTGTAGTCTTATCATTACACCACTCAGTATAACGCAAAATTTCTACATCGTCTCCGTCACCCTTTGTTTTCAAATACTTTTGTTCGATAAGAGTATCGATAGTATCTTCAACTGAGTTCTTTAAACCTATCTTCATACCTACTAATAATCCAAAGATAGTACCGATTGCATACGCTAGTAACATCCAAAGTTCCATTTTAATCTCCCATCATTTCAAATAATTCATGTTTCCATAATTGATTAAATTGGCAATCACGATAATTCTCAAACCACGGACCGCCTTCTGTATAATGTATCAAGTTTGGCTTTTCTATATCATCATACACTCCTACTAAGTAGTTCCATGTATGATCTAACTTACCTATTTCACTATCTTCTAACCACTGAAACCTATGAAAGTATGCGCCATTTAATTCTAAACTGTTAACTTGATCTTGGTCAATAACTCTATTGCTAGGATGACCACAGTTCCATAACACAACACTTGACCAGTTCTTGCGTGGATAGATTGTTTGCTTCTGTCCGTCCATCTTCATGCCTTCTTTAGGTGTGTAATCATGTTGTACACACATAACAGCATACTTGTCGTCTGCTTGATCAAACAGTTCTTTAATATCTGTAGTAAGGATCATATCACAATCCATAAACAAAGCCCAGCCCTTAAAGTTAGTAAGCTCGGGTATTAAAAAACGTGTAAACGTAAATTCTGTACTAGCAAGTTTATCTTCGGGTCGCTTGTACCATCCTGCTTGTCTTAATTCTTTTTGTACTAGTGGACGTACATCTGCATCAGGCTGATGCTTTAATATGCTGTGCTTACACACTTGGTAAGCCATATCTTCTCGCGGGTCATATCCAATAAATATCTTCAAATTCTTAAACCTTATATAACTTCACGTAGTTAAGACGTGTCTCGTTTGCACTAAACATTTTATTCTTAGTCTGTGCTTTTACTTTGCCTTTAATACGTTTCATGTCGCCTACGTTGTGTTCGAACTTGTTCATAAAAGAAACAAGGTTATTATCCATAACTGCTGTATAGTTATAGCTCTCCCACTGTGTGCTGTAACGCTTGTCTAGTATTTTAATAACACCTTCAACAACATCTTTTTCTTTGCCTAGGTATTGACTGTCGCGATACTCTACACGAATCTCTTTTGTAAGTCCTGTTTCATGCTGATCACGTTTTACAAACTCAGGTACAAATGCAACCCGGCCTAGATTGTTTACAGGCACAACATCTGCAGATACACTGTTGATCATGTCACCTTTAAATTCATCCACTTCGCCTAGGCCTAACATTACATAACGCTTTAGCCATTTGTGTATATCTGCTACCTGGGCATAGTCTTCTGCTGTTGGAACAGGCTTAATAAAGTCGTCTGGTGCAGGATTGTCTGTAGAAGCAAATGCAAATTTAACAATATCTTTATTACTAAACTGTGTTTTGTTTTCTTCACAGCTAAATCTACGAGTGTCTTTGATATATGTGCCGTTAATACGATGTGCGGCGCAGGCTACTGCAAGTGCTTCTTGTGTACTAACTGTTCTCAGTGGAACCCTACTGTTCGTGTTGTGACGTTCTGCGTCTTCGTGACGCAATTCAAACGCAATTTCATCTCGTTTAAATTTCGATACCATTGTGTGCCTCTCTTTGCCTAATTAATAAAACTATTATAGCATTCTATGCACTATCTGTCAACCGTTTTGTAAAGTCATAATTGGTAGCAATGCACTCTACTTTATAGTGTCTTTCTGCTATTAACCTATCAACTATCTCTTTCAACATATCAATAGTGATATTGTCATTTAGCCATTCAGTACGCCAATCTTCTATCATCCAAATGTCATCGTACAATTCAGTCTTAATAGTTCTTTCAAGTGCTTTTGCGTGTGGCCTATGTCCTGCAAATACAAAAGGAAAGTTTACTATCCTGCCACTGTGACTAGAGTATTGCTGACTTCGGTGCTTCATATCTTGTGCAATACCAAAGCCAGCTCTATCACCTTGTACTATATAAAAATAATACGGTTCCATTAGCCTAGTAATCCTGCTACAATTAGACCTGCTAGTACGCTGGCAGTATGCTGACCATCAATACTAATAAACTCGCCTTTGGAGTTTTTAATACATTGTAAACACTGTAGTAATGCTGGATCAAATTTGTTACCATCAATAATGCCTGCACAATGCGGAGCATCTAAGATACGTTGAATATCTTCGTCAATTAAGATATCTCCTAATCGAACCATTTCAACTTTTGGTAAACGAGACATATCAAATGTCCAATCTGACTCTTGCAAGCGTTGTACTGCTTTCTTCCACTTATGACTGTCAGCAAGTGTATCAATTCTATTCTGCAAGCTCACAACACTTTGTTTACCACCATTAAGTTCATTTAGGTTACGCATTGGGTTTGGCCTGCGTGGAACTTCTTGGTATTCAAATGTAAAGTTAGCAATGTTTAAAATTGCAGGATCAAAGTAAGTGTCTAAGTCTTCAAAACGATCAAGCAATGTTAACGGTATAGTCTCTTTGCCGCCTAGTCGTTTGTACAACTGTAGTAATGCAACAGCATAAGCATCGTCATGCCAGTTACCTTTAAAGCCATACTTTGTTGTGTGATACTTACGATATGCTTCAGCAACACTTTCTTGGTATTGTGGTAAATCACCAAACAAGCCTTGCACCATTGCCGCAAGTTCTTCTAATAACTTTGGTGTTAGCTCTTTCTTATAAGCATCATATGTTTTTACAATGTCTCTAAACATAAAGAAGCAACTAACATGCAACGGTACATAATGGAAATATGTATTGTGCCAATTACACGCAACTTCTAGTTCATCTTCTGATAGTGTTCGGAATGTTGAAACGTTAGTAAACGTTCCGGGGTATTGTGCTAGTGAACTTTTTTCTTCTACTGGATAGCAATCGTGCTTTTCTACAATAGAAACTTTACGTTCGATTGCTACATCTTGTTCATCTGTTGTATCGTTATCAATACGTACTACGTGAACTTCGTTACGCAATCTTGAAAACGCACTTTGACGTTTTTTGCCCTTACCGTTGAATGATGCAAATGCTCGACGTGCAAATGCTAGGTTATCTGTTTCAATGTATTGTACTTGAAACTTAAAATCTTTCCAGTTACTCATTTTAGTGCCTCTGTGTTTGTTTGCCTATGTGTTAATAATAACATCTTTACAGTAGATGTCAACCATTATTTTTAATCAGTATCGTAAGTCCACTTTCGTCCGCCTAAGTTGTTCTTTTCAGCCCACTGTACAAATGTACCGCCTTCGCGACCATGAGCTTCAATTTCCCATGGATGATCCCAATAATCAAGATTGTCACTAACCCACTTACCTTGCCAACGCATTTTTGCAGTACGTGTACCTTGATATAGATCGCCTCTAGCATACTGTTTAGCATGTATCATTTCGTGTGCTATAACTTCGATGATACGTCTTAGACGCATATGCTTGTGTACTTCAATTGCAAATGTTCGTGGACGATCTGAACGAGCATCATCACCGTCTGGATCTGCCATACAAAAGCCATATGCACCCTGTTTTGAAAGGTCTTTGAAATGTATTCTAATATCTAGGGAATCTTTGATGCGAGGCATGAATTTATCAATACAGAACTCTACCATGCTTTCGCCGTGTTTTCGTTGACTCTTGGAACCGCCGTAAACTGTAATCATGACTTACCCTTCTGTTGCTAGTTAATATACATATATTATACACTAGATCTACAGAATAGTCAAGTTTTTTCTAATTTTTTAAATCTAATTAAATCAATGACTTAGCTCAAAGCCGATAAGTAATTCTTCCTTTGGTTAGATCATATGGGCTCATTTCAACTCGTACCCGATCTCCCAGAATCATTCTTATCCTAAATTGCCTCATCTTTCCGCCCGTATAAGCAGTAATTTCGTGTCCGTTATCTAGTCTAACTTTAAACATTTGGTTAGGAAGAACATTGATAATCTCCCCTTCTATTTCTAATAGTCCTTTATCTGACAATTTTAATCCTTGTTGACCCAGTCAACAGCAACACCACGTCTTGACAACTCTGTGATGCATTTTTGCTTTAGTTTTGGTGTTACATTTGTTTTGTTGATTGTTTCAAATAGTTCTTCTTTCGAAACGTTCTTTATATAATGTCTCATAATTGTTTTCTTTCCAGTAGCTCTGTCAACAGTTACTGAATCTTCTTTAAATTTCACTGGCATTATCTTCTCCTTTCTTTAGTTCTGTTATTATAATTGAGCCTAAGTCTCCGACTTCAATCTTTAGTTCCGTTCCTTCGGCCCAGCCGTTTTCATCTAATATTTCTTGCGGGATATTCATTAAAACATTTTTATCATCTTCTGGAATATCTTCAAAAATATCTTCTGCTTTATATGTAAACGATTTACTCAATGTGTTCTCCTTTTGCTAAATATTTATATGAACGATGCATACACAACAGCGTTCTTTGATGCTGTACGTGAAACACAAAATTCATCAGGGTATGAGTTACCCGAACATATCGAAGCATACGTAGTTATGCTTCTAAGTAGTTATGTCGACAAAGATGATTTTCCACCTGAGTCAACAGTTACGGTGCAATACCTTAGTCTTAAAGATTCTTACCAAGCAAAAGATCTCGGCGACACTTGTTTGTTTATCAGTGGCGCATTTCCTGACTTTAAAAAACGTCACGGAGTTACTAGAAGATTTTATCAAGATATTGGATCTTCATCATATGATATGGCAAGTGCAATGAACGATACTTTGTTCCCTACACTTGCCAAACACTTTGTATTCTTGTCAGACTTTATTGACCTAACAATCAACACTCCCAAACATGGGCTGAATAGCCTTTTCCGTTAGTGTCTCCACCATTGTTGTCAACTTCAACACCATCGTACTCAACATTAGTAACAGTGTCTTCACCGTTTAAATATTCTGTTGTGTACACTTTAAGTTTCTTAGGATCAAAGTTGCCTACTGTCTCAATAATACCTTCGAAGAAACAACCTTTTTCGCTTGAATACATTTGTGCAATATAATCTGTACCGTCTGGTGCTTCATCTTCACAGCCCATTTCGACCATTTCATGTTCCCAGTCACTATCTTCTCCAAGTTGATCGTTTAGATCACTTAGTGATTGGTACGAGTACACTTCAGCAATATCATTTGCACCGTATTCGCTTGAGTCTACTTCGTCTACACTTAGATTAGCACTACCATATTCGACACCACATGTGTGTTCGAACTCTGTATGTGATTCAAACCAAGGACGCTTGTAGTTGTCATCGTCATCATCCTGCAAGAATTGTGCTTCTGGCGGAACATCGTCAACATATTCATATTCTGGTTCTTCACCATCATCACTTATCATATATTGCACTAGGTCATAATCGCCGTTTTCGTCACACTGCGAGTTCCAAAAGTCATGTGCTTCTTTACTAATAGTCATGTACGCACTTTCGCCGCCATAGCCTTGTAGCATTATACGATAATAACGAGGACCTTTGAGGTTCTCTACTAGATCTTGCTTTTCTTCTGTTGTAGCCATTATTAACTCCCGTATTCTTCTTTAAGATAGTTGATTACATTTTCAGGTGATGTTTCACCATATGGGTCAAGGTTATCTGCTGTTGGTTCAGGTTCAACAAAGTCTTTCACAACTACTCCGTCTTGCAATACTACTGCAAAACGTCTTGAGCGTGTGCCAAAACCAAGTGAACGCATGTCAACTAACATACCTAAACTTTCTGCTAGATCGCCGTTGCCATCTGGAATAACTTTAACATTATTAATATCTAAAAAATCAGCCCATGCATTCATTACAAAGCCGTCGTTGACTGATGAAACGTAAATTTCATCAACTTTAAATTCTTCGCAAATTGTATCATAATTAGCTTCAAAACCCGGCAATTGATATGTACTACATGTCGGAGTGTATGCTCCTGGTAGGCTGAATACTACTACACGTTTTCCTGCAAATAAATCTTCGGTTGTAGTAGGCACAAATTCTCCGCCAATTGGACAACCGCCATCATCCGGTGCTTCGTCACCTTCTCTATACATAAATGTAATCTCTGGGATCACAGTACCTTCGATCATAAGTTTCTCCTATTTGTATTATAATCAATATGTTTCATTACTATCTAAGTATAACATCAATATGTTAGTTGTCAACCATTTTATGGTTTTTTAATGCTAAATACATTATGCTATATGAAGATCCAAAAATTATAAGTCAGCCAAAAGATGCCGAAATTAAAGAAAAGTGCGTAGTATGCGGTAACGCATGCCACTGCGGTGAAGTATCTCTGGTGGGGGATAGTAATTGTGGAGTTTGTTATCATAACGTTGAAGAGGTAGACGACTATATAAACATGGGGGACTAATGGATTTAGTGACACTCGTAAGTGATGTAGGATTTCCTATCGCAGGGGCAATAGCGGCAGGATATTTTGTATATCTTACACTTAAATTTATTTTAGCAGGCGTTACTGATTCAGTAACAACGCTAAAGAATATAATAGGGCAATTGGACAATAGAGTGCAAACAATGAATAACGACTTAGTTAAAATAGATGCTTTACTAAGTTATACACTAGGTGTAAAGCCCAACGTAGACAGAATTGCTGCCAACGAAGGCAAAGAAGACGCAAGGAGAGATTAATGTCAGAAGATCAAAAATTACAAGATGCTCTTACGGATGCCCGAAGAGAGACCAACCGTAAACTAAAAGAATTTGAAAGAAATCACAGCCAAGAACAGTTAGACGAGATGGCTTCTCGAATTATAACAGATGTTACAGTTGTTAAGGTCAGTTCAGCGTAATGGAAGCAGATCTAGCAGCAACAATTAAAGATTTAGGATTTCCTATTGTTGCCGCATTAGGAATGGGTTACTTTATTTTCTTTATATGGAAATGGGTAACAGAAACTATTGACCCTGTTATTGGTGCTAGTATGGGTACTTTAATTAAACTAGTAGACCGTGTGCGTATGTTAGATAATGACATGATACGTATGAATATGAAATTATCGATGGTGTTAGAACACCGTCATTTATTAGATAAGAATCTAACAAAAGAACAACAAGTTCAATTAGATGAATTAATTAATAAATACCAAACGAGAAACAAAGAGTTTGATTCGACAGGAGAACAACGTGCAACAAAAAAGTGAATACATATTCCAAGAAGAATCAAACGACGATACCATGGATAAAATTATTAAGTTTTTATGCAAGCACGATGATTATATCCTTACTTTTGGTGTTTCTGGGTGCATAATGGGCATATTCATGTTCGTATGTGTTTGGAAAGTAATTTTTTAAAAATACTTACTTAGACGTAGCAATAAAAATTCCGTCCCAATCCGCAGGCAAGTCCTGTGTCTTTTGAAACTCACAACGCTCAATCCACATATCATAATAAGCACTCATTTTACCATCAAAATGATCGTGCAGTGTATTACATATTTCTATAGCATCGTCAAACTCTTGTGCAAGATACGCTTCATGCATTTGTTCGTGTTTACGCTGTGCTACACGCCAAGCAGGACGTTTTTGATCTAACACTGTCCATATAGTAATACCAACTGTTTTGCCTTTAACTGCTAAGTCGTCTATCTTTAAGTAGAAGAAGTCTGACTTAGTACGTTGATATGTAGCATCTCCTACTAAGAGAACACATCCGTATTCTTTACACTTACTTTCGATTCTTGCTGCTGTTGAGACCGAGTCGCCCAAGACGTCATAGCTGTGTCTAGCTGTGCTTCCCATTTCACCCAAATATCCAAGTCCAGTATTGATCCCTGCCCCCATACCAACGGGAGGTCTTCCTTCAGAAGTGATCTTATCATTAAATTTCTCCACTGCATATAACATATCTAATCCACACTGTACTGCTGTACGAGGATGGTGTTTGTCTTCAATAGGCGCATTGTGTACATGCATACTTGCATCGCCTATATACTTAATAATCATTCCGTCTGCATCTAATACAGGCTGTGTAATAGCATCCATATAACTATTCATAATTTTAGTCAGACCTTTTACATCGTCGCCAAACGATTCACCTAGTGGCGTAAAGCCTCGCAGGTCTGAGAAGCAAATTGAAACTTCTTTCTTCATACCGTCTTTGATCAATGCAGGATTCTCTTGTAACAATCGTACTACAGTTGGAGATGCATAGCCTGCAAACTGCTTTTTAATTGCTTGCTTCTCTAAGAACTCTCTAACAAATTTAATACCATATACTTGCAATGCAATAACTACAAACACTATAACAGGTGCTGTAACGTCTAATAACAGCTTGTCTGTTGCGTATGCGTATATACTGTAGGGCACAACTCCGCCTATTAGTACAACTGTTGTAGCAAGTCCTACAAGCATCCAGCGACTTAATAGAATAAGCAATAACCCACCTACTAGAAGTGCTAAGAGCTCTGCTGTTGGCGCCCAATCAGGACGCTGTATGTTTGTACCATTAAACATTGTGCCTAGTACAGCCGCTTGTACTTCGCCTGCATATACACTGCCCATTGCTGTAGGAGCAGGATTAGCTATGCCTGCGGCTGTAACATCTACTATTACTATTGCGCCAGCAAAGTCGTTTGGCAAGTCTGCTACACTTACACGTTTTGAACGTTGACTCCAGTCAATCCATACACGCCCTTCACTGTCTGTTGGTATAATACCAAACTGTGGAATACGCATTTTTTCGATACCAAACTGATTTAGTTTAATTTGAAAATTAGGATCGCCTGCTATTACACGTAGTGTTTCTAATGCTAGACTAGGATATAGTGTTCCGTCAACTACTGCAACTGTTGGCATACGCCTTACTACACCATCTATCTCCGGCTCTGTACTTACAATGCCAGCGCCAACACTATTGTTTTCAAGTTCAGGTATGTTTGCAATGATGCCACCGTAAGGTAATATGCGATCTAAAAACTGTGGTTGTATAATTGCAGCGCCTGGGTTGATAGGTTCGTTCTTAGTTTTATCACTTGGTCGACTTGCTAGTATAACTGGTAGTTGTTGCATAGTTAGTGCAAGATCTTTGTCGCCACCTAATCTATCTACCTCTGGCATCATTACGTTCCATACAACTAAGCCGGCGCCTTTGTCGTATAAATCAATAATAATATTCGAATATACATCACGTGGAAATGGATACTGTCCGTATTTGTCTAGTGCAGCTTCGTCTATTTCTGCTACATAGATATTGTTTTCAATAGGTTCTTGATTTAGTATTAATTGATCAAAGTAATTTAACTTTATACTTTGCAGGAAGTTGCTAGGATTTGCAAATGCGTATACTAATATCCCTAGTGTTATTAACGCCCACCAAGGGCTCAGTAATCGTTTCATTTTTATTTCCTATGCATTTATAATAAGTATTCCTATAATAAATCCTATGTTAAGTCCTATAGAACATACTAGTAATAATTCTTTTTTAAAACTCTTTTCTTCGTATTCTATCATTGTTAGTGCCTCAATGGTTTTGACCTGTATTCCGGATTTGGAGTTACACCATCAAATGTTACTACCGGACAATATTTTACAGGTTGTACTTTACGATGTCCTTTATAAGTAAACACTTCTTTTTTAGGTGGTGAGTCTTTTGTATTGTCTTTGCCCATAACGTATTTAGTTATTACGATTAACTGTGACTGAACAGCCACCTAATGTTGAACAAGTACCTGTAATGCTAAATGTATCAGAAGTAGTACTAACATTTTGTGTAAGTGTAAAGTCATATGCTCCACCGCCGTTAGTAAGATCTACTTCTGCTTCTGCATATTCAGTTCCTCTTTGCATAACATCAACTGTATGATCGTCTCCTGTAAGAACTATG